TTATTTTTCATCTTCAGCATACTTGTTATAATCCTTCTTCAGATAGTTTTTCCACGGATTATTCTTCTTTGAGCTGTATTCCGTGCTGTATAAATATGCTTTAACTTCGCTCGGTACATCCATTTCTTTCAGAACCTTTATCAGCTTGTCTTGTTTTGTCTTACCCTTAATGTCTTTTCCGTTTTTGTCCTTTTCGCTCTTTAAATCTTTTGTGAGATTTCTGAACTCCAGATAATCAAAAACATCATAACCCACTTCATGCGTTATCATAGCTTTTTCAGAATATATAGCACTTCCATATTCCGTATACCCTTCAATAAACTTGCCTGTAGATATTCCGAGTGTATTTTCAGCATCAATTGCCGCATTCATCCATTTAGCTCTCATAGAATACTCACCGTCAGAAGCTTCGCTCAAAGCATATTTTTCAGTCAAAGTCGAAATCTTGTTGTATATCTCTTTGATGTCTCTTTCATCTTTGCCTTCCCAATCTACTTCACGTTGTATTTTTTCCCGGTATATTGCCCTTGTTTCTGCATATTTTTGATATTGTTCATTGTTAAGATCATTAACAGAATAACTGTCGGCAACAACACCCATAAGAAATTTCTTGCCTGCTTCGTCAATGTTATGCTCTTCAATATATTCTTCCGCATCCTTCTTGCGTTCTTTATAACCCTTTTTGCTTTCTGCAAAATCAACAACCGCTTTTAAGTCATCTTCTTTAATTCCCAGTTCCTCAGCATCATCAATATATTTTTCAAAGGTTTCATTCTTTGGTTTTTCTTCCACTCCGGAATAAAATCCAAGAGACTTGTCAATATCAAAGTTTTCGTCCTTTTCGGCTCTTGATTGCATTGCACTTTCTATTTCGCTATATTTAACACCTCTGTCCGCAAGGTCTTTGACAATTGCGTTGTATGCTTCCTTGTCGCCGTTTTTCATTGCTTTATATAGAATATCGTAAGTTTCTTTAGAGCCTTTTATTTGTATTTCTCCTTCGTCATTCTTGCTTTCTTCAACAAGTGCTTCGTCAAATTTTAATATGGTATAATCTTCCACATATTCATTTGAGTTTATTGATTTAACAACGCCTTTTATTCCTGCTACAATTATTTTTTCAACATTTTTATATGGTATTCCTGTAACAGTTGTAGCTTTTTTAACAAAATCATTCGCCTTAAAAGCGAATTGTTGCCAGTTCATTTTTCCGTTGTTCCAATCATCACAAGCAGACACAAAAGCCGGTACAGTTTCAAAAATTGTTTCAAGCGAATCAAAAGCTAACGGATTGATAGATGGAGTGTATGCCTTTTTACCTGTAGCCCTGTCTACAAAATATCCGGCAGTATCTACAATAAGGCTTGCAAAAGGAAGCTGTGTAACAAAATTTATTGCGGTATCTCTTGCCAATGCCGAAATAACCGACAGGAAGGTTAGCTTTTCTTCCTCATCATCCCAATATTTTTCAATGTTGCCAAACAAAATATTAAAGAAAGCATTTTCAGCACTATATAAAAATGATGCAAGAAGCTGAGAAAGGACAGTTACTCTGAGATTTGAACCTGCCTGTTTCAGTCGTCCTTCTGCCGCTTTTATTTCTTCCGCTGTTGCCATCTTATTGTTTTTTATTTGTCCTAACTGCCTTGCCTTTGCCTTGTAATTTTCAACCGAATCAAATATCATATTAACGTTCTTTAACGGTTCTCCGGTAAATGGCATAAGCATTCTTGTAATGTCGTCACTTCTTAAAAACTGCGGACGTTCCATCATCGAAACATTTGGTTGAGTGTTTAGCATTATATTCTCATATACCTCATTTACTGCGTCCTTATACTCTTCCGAACCAACCTCCAGGTCTTTTCTTGTGTATTGTATGGTGTATTCCGCTACCTTATAAAGCTTTCGTGTCACTTTTGTGTCTGTCCATGTCATCATGTCCACTTTGTCTATCGCCTTGTCAACTACTGCCAAAGGTCCTTTTTTAACCCTTGTAGAATCAGCAATCGTGGGCTCTGATGCACCTTTAGACCTCATGTATTGCAGCGATGTTCTTTCTGCAATTTCATCAAGGTCAACCTTTCCGAAGTCTATCACAGCTCTTGCAAGTGCTTTAGGATCTACTTCCGGTATCGCTGTAGCAAGAGACGCAATCTGGTTTCCTGCCACTTTAGGGTTCAAAGCAAGAACAGCTCTTGAATATCTGTTGCCTAACCATTTAATTCCTTTTGCCAGAAAACCTTCATCCTTGTCTTGTTTTACCCCTTGTATATCCCGCATCATTTTCTTTATGTACTCTTCACCGTTTACACCCCACTTTTCAGCAATAGAGTTCATGACAGAACCGTAATATCCTTCTGTAAGAGTATACTCTTGTCCAGATACTATTTTTTGTTCTTCTGTTGCTTCCTCATATTTGCTAAAGCTTTTTTCAAGAAGTAATGACATATTTCTTACAGGAATTGCTAACCCCACATATCTTGAGTTCATTCTTATGCTCTCATCTAAAACACTAACCACATCTCTCAAATATATAGGAACGCTTGAATCGGTTCTTTCTTTCAGGTTTCCCATTCCTTCAATTGTTCCGTCCTTTCTTATAGCTTCAAAATCTTGCTTTGAAAATTTTTTGTTTGTGTTAATCGGAAAATAATTCTTAACCATTGCAAGCATATATCCTTTTAGCTTTAGCGAAACTTTGTTTATTTCATTTTTTGCAAAATTATTGTAGTATCTCCAGACTTGTCTTGCATACTCTCTTTCTTTTTCGGTCAGGTCAGATGTGATTTTTTCTATGTCACTCTTTTGAAGGTATATTTTTTCCCCTCTTGCATAAGCTTCTTCTATATTTCCTGTTTTTAATATTTCTATGTTCGGAATAGTCACACCGCCCTCGCTCATGTGTTTTTGGTTTGAAGAGTTCAGATTATGTAACAAAAGACTTATCCTCATCCCGGCTGTAATTGTTATTGTTCTGTTTCTCAACACCTTTCCTTTGCTGTTTTTTTCTACTATATTGTATGTATATGTCTTTGCTTTTGCCCCTGTCAAGCTCTCCATAAACTCGGTGTCTTTTGTATACTTCTCAAACATTTTTTCGGATTTCATCTGATAATTAAGCATATTCACTTGACCCTTTTGTACTTCCTTTGTTGTCAAGTATAGCGGGTCATTGTCGACATATCCCGTAATTCTGTGCACTTCTCTCACAGGCGTTAACATTCCTGTCACATAGTTGTCCACAAGCTTACCAAATCCCTTTCCTTTTGAACCGGCAGAATTTTCAATGTTTCTCATTATTTCTTCTGCCTGAATATACAGCTTCTTTTTGTTTTCACTTTCAATTGCATATGCATCTGTTCTTAGCTTATGTTCAATTCCAAGCAGGATATTGGTCAAAGTGATAACATCTTCCAGCTCAAGGTCTGATATTTGCTTTTTATCAAGTCTTGCAAGCATATTATCAATCCTTTCATCCGGTACAAAATCAGGGTTAAGCTTCATTTGGTCATAAAATTCTTTTATCATTCCAAGTTCAGCGAGCTTTTGTCCTGTAATGCTTACCGATGCAAGGTCAAGGTGTCCGATTAACTTCTGTATTGTTGCCTGTATTTCAGGCTCACTCTTTTTAGATATTCTGTCAAGCTCTTTAGCGACCGCCAATAGCCTTTGTCTTGCAGTTGCATCAACTCTTTTTTCAGCTCTTTCTTTCGCCTTTGCCTTCGCCTCTCTTATCTTTCTGTCCTGACGGTCTTTAGCTCTTTTCAAAGCATTGTATCTCTTTTCCCTTTCGGTTTGTATGATTTTGTAAATCGCTTCAAGTCTTTGGCTTTCCGGGTCCCATGCCACTTCTCTTATGTTCACCAACATATCTGCCATAATTTCCAAGCTCATGCTTTGTTGTGCCGCTTCTATGTCCGCATCATAAGGATTGTCAAATGTAACCGCCATTTCGTCATACAAGTCACTTAATGCTATCAATTGGTCAGATGGATTGCTTATATCAGGTAAAAGATTTCCAAACATACCCCTTAGTTCCGGGTAAAGAGTTTCTATGCTTTCACCTTTTGTTTGAGATATAAAGAATCTACTCATGTTGTGTTTTCTGAACGTCTCAAGTCCGCCTTGTGCCTCAAAATCGCCTTTGTTTTCTGCAGGAACTCTTATTGTTCTGCCTCTCATGTAGTCTCTCAACCCTTTAATCAACTGCCAGTTTGCATCATTCTTTTCCTGATGATTCATAACGATATCCATTGCGAGGTTGTCCACATCTTCCTGAACTATATCCCACCATCTGTTTATCTCTGCTTCACTAACACCATGTCTTTTGCTCATGTCAACAGCTTTTTTGACGTTTCTGTAGATTCTTCCAATCTCTTGCTTCAGGTCTTTGTCTCCCACATATCCTTTTCCAAGTCTGTTTGCCGCTTTTGCTACATCTTCCATTTTCGGCTGAAATCTCCACGGCTTGTCGTACTCATCCTTTATATACTGCATGAGAGCCTTGTTCTGCTCTCTGTATATTTGCTCTGATGTTTTTTTGACTGTTTTCTTAACGGTTTTCTTTGCCGGCACTGTGTCTTTTTCGGAATATCTGATGTCGGGATTATTCTTGTCAAATGTTCCAATATTGTCCGTTGCTGATTTAATTTGTGTTGAATCAAACACAACTGTTTCTGTTTTCGCAACAATGCCGTCATACTTCGTTCCATTTACTGAATTAAACAATTCTGCTGTTTCAACCATATCACCCACTGCAGTAGCGGAAATATCATACAACATCTCAAAGTCACCTTTGCCATACAAAGAATCAGCGATTTCATTAATATCTGTTGTTCCATAATTCCAAATGTCGTAATCGTCCTCGTTTCCTGCTACCGCTTCTAAAAGCCTTTTTAGCTGTCCTTTAGTTATTTTATGTTCTCCTGGAGTTAGTGGTGTATCGACATTCAGGTAAAAAGAATGTGTTTTACCATAAGTTCTTGCAGCGCTTTCTGATTCAGTGAAATAAAATCCTCTGCCATACAAATTTGATGCCCTTGACTTTTTTCTGTCAAATACAGTAAAATCCATATTGTCATCGCCACGATACATCACCTTTGGAGTTCCGTCCTCGTTTACCACACTGCTTACAGGGTTTGGATTGAAATTTTTATCATAAGTCTTGACAAATCGGAATAAATCTGATATATTCTTTATATCAGCAGATGAAGCAGAAGGAGCTAGGGAATCTTCCTGAACTCTATCGTTCGTCTGCTGATTTGTTATATTCTGTAACTGATAGCTTCTTTTTATTGTTCCATCAGAATTAACATCATTTAATTCTTCTACATATAACTTTAACACTTCTTTTTCATTCCCAATGTCTGCTACCGCATACAAGCTGTGCATCATTGCTGAATTTTCAGATTTAGACTTGCCCTCTTCAATTGTATAGCTGTCAAGCAATATTGCATTTTCAACAATAGAATTGATGTATTCTAAATATGGTCGAGCTGTTACATTGTAATTTTGATTATGAGCCTTTGTTTCGTTAAATACTTTTCCCGAAACTTGAATACTCCAATTAGTATCTTTGTTTTTTATTATACCTCTTTCTGAGCCTTTTTCGGTTACCATATGTATTGGTGTTTGGTCATTTACTCTCCAATCTCCAAACCAAGCTCTAAAGAACGGAGACTTAACCCCCATTTCTTCAAAATATTTTCTTGCAAATTTTTCTGTTTTTACAATATCTTCACTTGTAAATTGGTTTACTGATTTTCTTCCAATTGATTGAATGCTTTTTATATCGTCAACAGTTATGCTATTATCATCTTTTTCAGAAAGTAAAAGATTTCCCTTGACATCTTTGTCAGGTTGTGATATTCTATCTGTAGAAGCATTCTTGCTATAATCGCCACCAATTAGTGGTGTCGATTCACTGGCTTGAAGGCTTCTATTTTTTATTCTCACAAGATTACCGTCAGCTAATTGTTTTTTTATGTAGGAATCAAATTCTTCCCTGCCAAAAACAGTTGCGATTTTGTTAGTGTCCACAAATATACGGTTGTACATTCCATGTTCGTTTACATACACAGGAACGTTGATGGTATTTCCGTCAGAGTCTTTATACTGAGAGATTAAAAGAAAATAGTTTTCTCTTCTATTATTGTTTTCGGCATTTTTAGTTCCTCTATACGCTTCTGTGACATTGTCCAATCCATCGATAACTTTTAGGAATAATTTTTTCCCAAGACCGTGAAAATACTTATCAGAACCTGTCGAAAGTCCAAGCTTTTTGGCTTCTGTCTCTGTAAGAATATTTTCCCTGATATGCGATGCTACCATCATCATAGGAAGGTCTCTAACGCCTTTTTGCGATGTAAGAATTGCAGGGCTGTTGTTTGTCAATTGAACCTCTTTGCCGTAATGTTTATCTGATAACACTTTGTCTATTTCGGATGATGCATCGTCTTTTAAAGAATATAACTTTCCGTCTTCTCCTTCAAACTGTACACCATACTGCTCATACACATCATTTCCCACAAATGCTTCCGCCTTTGTCTCTGCCTTGCTGACCTTTACAGATTTTTCAATACCCTCATCCCAAAGCTTCAATATCTCGTTTGCCTTGTCTTGAGCTTTTCTAATCTTCACTGCTTCTGTTCTGTTAGACGGTTTGTAAGATGATAAAAAGTTAGATATCCAATCTTGTAACTTTTGAATTATGCTTTTAATCTTGCCTGTTATTGTCTTTTGTTCACTTTCAGATAAAGAATTAAATATCTTTTTGCCTACTTCGCTTTTAGCTAACATATCCTCACAAGCACGTGCAACAATTTCATCTTCAGCCACCAATTCATTGTATACCAAGCCTTTCTTTTTAAGTCGTGCCATTTTATTTTTAATTCTTTGTTCTCTTGATATTCCGTCAACTTCTTCCAAAGCCTTAAATACCGCACCGCTTAACTTACTCCACGCCACCGGTGCTTGATAGTGCATCCAATGTGTTAATTCGTGTGATGCAGTAGGTATAATAATGTCAGATAGCTTGTCCATCGGGTCAACTCCTGCAAATATATCAATATACATTGTGTCGCCCGAAATGTCATAAGCTCCGTTAAACTTTGGCGAGTTTGCAACAAACACCAATTTCAGATTAGCCGCCTTTGCAAACCCTTCCATAAACACAATTGCTTTTTGCTGTCTTGGATGTAGTGTGTTCCATTTAACTGTACCTTTACCCTGAACACTAATGTCTGCATGATTTTTTTCAAAATTTCTATTGACAATTTCTTTAGGGTATGTTATATTTTTTATAGAACCATAGTTGGTTACACTCAACGGCAATTGCAGCCTATTCAGTGTTAACCAGTTATTGGTTCTTTTTTTATCAGGCTCAATATATAATATATCACTTGTGTCAATCATGTTTTGCGTTTGAGCTATATCTGCAGGATTGCTATTCTTTCTGCTATGAGTACTTACAACTTTAATTTCATTGAGAACTATCGTTTGTCTGCGATTTTTGGGTTGTAGCTCTAATACTGCCATAACAGGTAATCCATCACCGTCATACACCTCTCCAAACATAGTAATTCTGCTGTTTATGCTTTTTGACTGCATTACTATAACAGGATTTTCTATCAAATTAGGGATTTGCTTTAAAACTGTATCATTTAAATATTTATGCTTAGTTAATGTTTCATTTATCTTGCTTGTGTCCCATGTTATTTTTTGCTCTTTAACTCCAATACTTTTTAACGTATCCGAAGTTTTTCCGACAGTAAGGCTTTTTCTGTAGGGACGCCCTTCTTCAACCCACTTGTCATATTCTGACGCAAAATTATTATCTACTGAATATCTGGTATCAGGATTGTTTTTACTTTCTCCTGTTGCAACAGAATATTTTGGTTTTTTTCCCTTTCCGTCTTTCTTCCCTGCTTTTTCCGCTTCCTTAACGCTCTGTTCGCTTAACTTGCTTTGTCTTTCGCTTTTTCTGTCCTGAAATCCGTCCTTGTAGCTTTTTTCAAACTCTCTTAATAATTCATACTCACTCAAAGCAGAATGTAGGTCCTGCTCAATCCTAAGCACTTTTTCATAAGCTTTCTTACCTGCTTCCCCAAAGCTTTTTTTGACATCTTCCGCTTTTCTTGATGATTCTTTTTCTATGAGAACATCTTCTTCTGTAAATTCCGCATCCTCAACCTCTTCATCAAGAATAGATACATCAACACCGTCATCTTCCGGTTCGTATTCTTCCGCTTCGTAATCCTGCTCCGGTTCAACTTCGTTTAAAGTTTTATCCGAAACATTTTTATCACTTTTGCTTACACTATCATTGACAGCATTGTTATCGTGTGATATAATATTGTCAGTAGAGGATTTATCGTTAATAATTGCCAACCACGTATACAGTTGGGGATTCACTTGCGATAAGTCCTCTCTTTTATATTTTTCAGTTACACCCTCACCCGAAATTAAATTCTGTGCGTAATTATCGTCGGAGCTGAACATTGTCACAACAACATTGTAATCATCGTACTTTCCTCCGATATCCTTTGTACTGTTAAGCTCAACAGATATAATCCCATTATCACCTTTTTCTGTCGCAACCGTAGCGAAAAGATTTAATCTTCCGTTTGCAAGCTGTATAATTGCATCAGGAGCGTTCAAAAACTCCGGTAGCTTTTTAGCAATATCCACACCAAGATTATGATAATGCCCTTCGAAAACACCATTTTTCCTAACTGCAAGATACAACTTGTTGTAGTTGATTATCACTTTTAAATCTTTTGCTCCTTCAACATTATCAAGAATAACATCCGGGGTATTTTTTAACACCTCAACCGCAACTCTTTTTTCAGCCATTTCCTTTGCAGCTTCATCAGATACAGAAAGAATGCTGTCCACAGCACCGTTATAATCTTCAAGCAATTGACCGACAGGCATTGTTTCCTCTGTTTCAGCAACATTTTCAGGATTTTCCGTTCTTCTTTTATCCTCTGTAAAATACTTTTCCACAAAGTTGTTTGACATTTTCTTGATTATTGTTCCCGACTCAGATGTGACCTCAAATGTGGTGCTGTTTCCGACCTTGTCTATAACCTTATATGTCTTATTTTCTTCCGGGAAATAGAAGGTATCGCCTATTTGTATTTCCTGTTCAGAAAGAGAAACATCTGCACTTTCAGTAAATGCTTTTGGTGAAGCTTCCTTGCTTGTAACAGAGCTGAAATCTCCGCTCTTTATAGCTTTTGCCTGTTGTGAAAGATTTGTCTCATTTCTATATATGTAACTATGTGCAGAAGCTACAGAGCTTACCGCAGAGCTTATAATGCTTTTAAGGTTATTTCCCGCAGTTTCTACGATATTTGTCCCGGCTAAACTGTCAGGCACATTCCCGGTCAGAACATAATCAGAAAGAACCTCCGAAACATTGTTTGCCTTTTCTGCCAATACTCTGTACGCAAGACTGTTTCCATTTTCAAGTCCCTTTGCGTAGTTTTCTGCATAAGCTCTTACAAAATTGTCGCTTATTATACTGTCCCGGCTTGCCAATACTTCAAGATTTGCTCCGTATAAGCTGTAATAATCTGTGGTATTTTCTTTTGCCGACTCGGAATTAAGCAAGCCTTCTGACCTTTCCACCAAATTATTGTTTGCTCTTAATACACTTGCTACCGTCTTGTCTGTTTTAGTTAAGGCATCCAATGAAGTCTCAAGCTCTGCGGCAGAGGTAACAATTGCTTGTCTATGTTTTTCCGCTACGTCATCAAGAATCAATTCGTTTTCTAATGTCTTCACAGTCTCGCTTGCTGTTTCGGGTGCATATTTTGTAGCATTGTTTATTTTTTCGGATTCTATTCTGCTTTTTTCTCCCATATTAAGAACAAGTTGTCTTACAAGGTCTTTTTTGCTTACTTCTTTTTTCTTGCTCAACTCCTTTGCATTCTCACAAGCTCTTGATTTCTTGTCGTATTCCAGACCGGTCTTTATAATACTTTCTTTTTCTTCGACAATATCTCCGTAATTATCCAACGTAGATATTACAGCATAAGCATATTCATTTCCAAAATCTTCAAGGTCTTGTTGTCTTTCTTCAATTTCCTGCTCACTTGCATTTATTTTTAAAAGCTCAAATCTTAATTCTTCATTGTCTACTTGGGTGTTTAAGCTTTCTGATACTTTGTTTAAAGTTTCTACAGTCTTTTTTCTGTTGCTTCTGGTTATTGGCATAGTAGAAACATTCATAATTCCCGAAACAAGTATTCCGCTCATTCCGCTTTCAAAAACTTCTTTAGCTGTAGGTAACGGTACATTCTTGTCAACTCCTGTAATACGGCTTATCCCCGGTTCTGCAAAAGTCATAATCATTTCTTCCACACCTTCTGTAGCTACATTGACAAACTTTCTTGCAGTTCTGTTTTTTATTTTAAAATCAATCAAAGCTTCTCCAATATCTGTGCCGGCAAACCCACCAAAAATTTGTTCTGTTAGATTTTCTGCCAATGCATTAAGAGTTCCATAAGCAACAGCCTTGTCTGCATCTCCTGTTTTTCTGTATGCATTGCTTGCTGATGAACCAAATGTACTCGCCATAAAAACCAGACTTGATGGTTTTGTCATGTTGTTTATAATCTTACCGGCTTTTGTTGTCGGCTCCACTACCTTGTGAGTTATTTTCATTCCTGTTGTTGCAAATTTAGCTTCTAACCACGGTGATATTCCTGTAGTTGCAAATTCTGCAACAATAGGAGCTGCCATATTCCCTGCACTTTCAAAAGCACTTCCGGTAAACTTTAAAAGTCCACTATCTACCATATTATCAAGCTTTTCGGAAGCTTTTTCAGAAAGAGTTTTTTTATCTAATATTTCACCTACCTGATTTTCCATTTCTTCAGCCGCTTTGTCTGCACCAACTAAATCAAGAGCTTTCCCGGTTATCCATTTTGGAGCCACTCTCACAGTCTTTATAATGTCTTCTACCGACCCGGTCGCTCCAACTGTCGCTTTACCAAGATAATACCCGACCGTTCTGAATGGATGTGCTATTATTTCAGCACCCATCTTTTTGTATTCTTCATCTATCTGTTTTTTTATTTTGTCCGCTTCTTTTTGCTGTTCATTTAACACATAGTCAAAAAGGTATTGTCCATCTTTAATCTCCTGCTCCGTGGCTATGTATTTCCCATTGCCGTCTCTATTTGGATTAAATCCGTGTTGATTAGTTCCGGGAGGTGCTTGTTTTTCAAAATGATTGTGTTCTTTTGCCCATTTTCTCATAGCATCCATATCGAACTCTGCAGGGTCTATTCCATATCTTGCAAACACCGGGTCACTCTTTATACGTTCTTCTTTTGCCTTTTTATTTGCATATTCCGTATAATTACTTATTGCTTTTTTCTCAGCATCGCTCATGTTTGTCTGGTCAGGGGTTTTTCCTTCACTCCATGCCTTTGCAGTATTATAACTTATTTTTCCAAACTCCGTTCCATCTTCATGTTTTAATGGCACACTGGCATAATTTGCATATCTTTTTAACGTAACCGCTTCTTTTGCACTCGTCGGTTTAAGCTCTTCAAGAGCTTTTCCGTTCACCATGTCCTCATATAGGCTGTATCTTATATACCCATGATTCACACCGTCGTTTGTTGTAAGAGGAATCCCCTCATAATTCAAAAACTTATTGATGGTATTCTTTTCTTCATCATCTTTTGGTTGATATTCCCTTAACCGTCCTTCTTCCAAAGCCTTTGCCGCACTATAACTTACAGTTCCAAATTTTTTTCCATTAGCTTCAGGCAGCTCAAATCTTGCGTTTGTTATATATTCAAGCTTTTTCCCATTGTTAGCACTTGTTACTGCACCTTCTGCAACAGCATTAAGAACATTTTCTTTTCTTTCTTGCTTATATCTTGCTTCTCTTTCCTTTTTTGCCTTTTCATATTCGCTTTTTTTTACTTTCTTTATAGCCATTTTTACACCTCTTTTACGGGATTTTTTTGTGTGCCTTTCTAAAAAAGAGAGGCACACTGTTTTAAAATGTAAATAGTTTTAATTATCCTGATGTTTTACCCACTATCTGAACTCCTGCTGATGCATCTTCCGGGTCTACATTTTCTATCAAGCCCATAATTTCCGAAACCCTTTTCGCGTCTTCTAACACGGCAGTAAGTATTTTTCTTATTTCTTCCTGGTCAAGTCCGGTCCAGTTGTTTCCAGTCAAGTTATTTCCATCACTTGCTGAATTTTCAACCAGATATGACACGAAGCTATCCACACTTCCGCTATCTCCATACTGTTTAAAATAATTATTGACAATCTTTTTAGCATTATCTGTTACATACTCATTTTCATCCCATCCGGTCGGCTTTGTCACTATTTCAACAGCTTCATCTTCTTCATCGCTGTCACTTCCAAAATACTCGTTATATGTATCAATTCCATATTTATCTATTATGTATTTTTGCACACCTGCCTCTGTATATCCGTTTTCATTCAGATATTTTTCAAGGTCTAATGTCTTGAGTCCAACCTCTTTTTCCATTTCTGCAATGGCTGTTTGCGTATCGGCATCAAGCTGACCTATAAATTTCTGTACTTCAGCTTCTGTGGTTGCAATATTTTCATTAGACTTATACCCTGCCATCGCAATTTCTTTCGCATCTGCAAGGCTTGCCTTATCAAGCTTAAATCCTGCTGTTTCCCAAGGATATGCTTTTGTCCCTCCTGCATACTGTGAATATTCAGGAAGTGATGTCTTTTTGTCTCTTGCTCTTGATAACCAGCTCAAAGCAAGCTGAATCGATTGTCTTTTACCTTCATCTGTAGTGTTTTCAAGCTCTTTTTCAAGCTCGTTAATCCTTGCCTGATAATCAAAGTCAAGGTTTTTAACATTGCCGTTTTCGTCAAGGAATACATTGTATTCGTCAGAAATCTTCGGTGTAACAAGTCCCGTAATTTCAGACTTGCGTGCTTCGGTTTCAACATTCATGCTATCTGCTTCTGCATCAGTCAGCTTGTTCTGGTTAAGGTTATTGTATATAAGCTGTGCATTGTCGCTCATCTGCTGTGCTGTTCCCTGTCCAAGATTATAGTTGTTATTCAATGCACTGTATTCATTTGCGTTCTGCGAATCAATACTCTTTAATGTATCCATAATATTGTTCATTCTGTTCTGATATTCAGCAATTACCGCATCCGCTCCGGCAGATGTATATGCAAGTTGCTGTCTTGCTCTGTTTGCCGCAGAGAAGCTGTCAATATTTCCGCCATTTGCCGAAGCTCCCTCTGCTATGGCATTACCCCCGGCAACTCCGCCCATATAATTAAACTTATCCATAATGGTCTTTGCAGCATTTGTCTTGAATACATCTGCATTCTGCTGACTGCTTATAAAGTCATCTTTTCTTTTCCGCTGTTCTTCTCCTGTGTTCATTATATAGTCTCTGTTACCTCAATAGTCTTTGCCTAACGTATCTAATAACTTGTTTGAAGAATAAACCGCTTGTTTTGCCATGTCTGTTTCGGGTGGTGTTATTCCGCTATCGGAAACATAATTATCCCATACATTATCTAACGCTGAAGAATCCCAATAAGACACTCCGTCCACAATCCCTGCTGGCTTTCCAATGTTTTTTCCTGCAAATGTAACTTCTCCGGTATCAGCATCATAGCTTGTCAGATTGTCAATGTCCCGGCTTGTTAACCCAAAAGCTTTCCCTTTTTCATACATATATGGTCTGAATGCATTTCTTCCCATCTTGGTCTGAAATGTCTCCATGTACTTTTTTGCATTGCTGTAGTCTCTGCTCTCTAAATTGCTTGCCAATGTTCCATACCCCAGGTCTTTTAGTTTCTGATAATATTGCTGTGCATTCTGTGCGTAATAATCCTGTGCAGGCTTTCCGTTAATTTTGTGCTTGACATTCCCTGCAATCTGCCAATTTGATTTATTTTTCAGGATTTCTTCTGCCGCTTTTTTTGCCTGTTCCCATGTATTTGCCAATGTAATCACTCTCCTTAATATTTGCTCGTGTCAATAAATCCTATCAGTCCGTACCCGAACTTCGGACTTCCGTTTATGATTTCGTCCTTGCTTGCCGATTTCAATGTTCCTATCGTTCCGTTGTTATAATATGACGTTCCGCCTTCTGTGTAATATACCGTATCCCCTACAACATCTTCAATAAATATCACATGTCCGTACTTCTTGCCTCCCGATGATAGCCCACTCTGATATGATGCAATAGTGTTTGGTTTGATATTTTGCTTGTTTGGTGCAAGCTTTGCCGAATCCTTTGCGTTATACCACATCTGATTTCCGTTTCCTAAAGCCCCTGTGTCTTTCCCTATCTTTTGCTTCATTCTTCCCCTTACATACCATACACATTGCCCTTTTGCGGCAGAATTGTTATACCCCGATACATCTGCTACCTTTTCTCCTACTTTTAAAGCTCTGCCCGATGATGTGTTTTGCTTTGTTTGCGTCTGATTATTGGTAAGCAATGCCAAAACATCATTTCGCTCGTTCATAAACCTTTTCTTAACACCCTCTTGAACAGCCGATGACGAACTTTTAAAGAAATTCTTGTAGTTTGCAATCTTCTTGTCATAAGAGGCATTAATAATGTCTTTATCACTCATGCCGGCAGAAACATTTCCAAGAGCCTTTAGCCCCAGCTCACCTGTTCCAAACTGTACCGCTGTTGAATATATAAGCTCACGAAGGGCAGGTGACTTTGTGTAATCAACTCCTGTTTTTTGCTTTGCAAGGTTTGCCAGGGGCACAGCAAAGTTTTCATAGGTAAATTGTTTCTGAAGCTTTGTAAAGCTGTCGCCAAATTCAGAAAATGTCTTTTTCCATGCATTGGTAAACCCGTCTGTCCCTGCCTTATAATTACCGAAATTGCTCCCCATCTTTGTGTCCTTGCCTTTAAGCCACGAAACAAACTTGTCTGCACTCCCCGAACCGGTATTGAATTGAGATATTCCATAACCTAATCCCCCATTGTCCGGTGCAACTGTTCCGCCATTTCCACCGCTCTCATACTTGGCAGAGATAAAGCCTATATCATCTATATTGTTGTCGGTTAAATTATCTCCAAAAACCTTTCCGCCATTCCATTCAACCTTGCTTTGATTGTCTGTAGCTTGCACAGTGCTTGTCAGCCCTGTTGCCCGGTTAATATAATTTTTTGTTCTGTCATTAACCTTTGTGCTGTCCATAAGCTTTTGATAGTTGATGTAAGGATTCACAAGCTCACCGTTTTTCTTTAAAAACGGATTAAGTGTTTGATTCCCATACATCTTGTCAACCTTCCGGCTTAACTGATTATTGTTTTGCTCATCTTTTCCAAACAATTTGTTTATGTAATTAAGAGCCAATATCTTCACCTCTTCCTTTTAAATAAGGGCGGTTTTGCCGCCCCTATTTTCACCTTTTATTCGCTATTTTTTTAAGCATCCAATAGCATGAACTGTTCTCGTTCATTGCTCTTGTTAAATCATTAACTGCTTTGTCCCTATTTGTTATTTCAATCTGCTGTGCCAATTCCCACACAATGTCATTTGGTGTTGTAAGCTCTGCGTTCCCTGTGCTCAATCCAAATCCCGATATAATTCCGTTTGCAACGGCTAAAGCTATGTCATAAGCCTTGTTTTTCCATATTGCCATATCAGATGTGCTGTCAATAAAACAAGTCTCTAACAGGGCATAGTCCTTTCCTTTTCTGAATATAACATTCATATTTTGCAGATTATCTCTTCTTTTAACCCCTCTGTTTTTAAAACCCAGTGCCGATACGTTTTTAAGAATATTCTCTTCCACCGAAACTCCCTTTTGATTTTCATGCACAAGAATTTCTGTTCCTTCTCCGCCCCCGGCATTAAAATGCACTTCGAATATATAGCGGTACGGTGAAAAGTTAAATATTTCTCCGTTTTTCAAATATTTGTACATATTCTTTGTCGGGTCAAACACAGTAACCTCGGCATAATTTTTCAAGATACTCTGAATCATACTCACCAAGTGCCGTGCCTGTTCTGCTTCCTTATACCCATTTCCGCAAGCTCCGGGGTCACCTTGTCCATGTCCTGCAATTAAAAGAATTTTCATCATAACACACCGTCCAGCTTTAATTGGTTAATATAGTTCTTTACTCCGTTCTCGTTTCCCTGTTCTGCCATGTCGCAAATGACTTTTATATCGGTATCTTTCCCCTTAACTCTTAATGCCGTAATCTCTTCGTAGTTGTCAAATAAACACTTATACGCCTTTCTAAGCTCTTCTGAATATCCTTTCTTATTGCCTACATAGTCGTAAGCAACACTTATATCCACGTCTTTTTCCTTTGCCTCGTCCAAAATCTTTTTTACTAATTCATACATCATAATCTTTTCCTCCTTAATTATCTTTTTTTATATTTATTATCTGCTTAAATGCCTGATGTAGTCCCGTTGAAGCTAATCCTGTTACCATTCCGCTTGTTATCAGCTCAATTGATATCTTCCAATCAGCTATGCAGGCAATCACCGCACCCAAAACCGCAAGCACAGTCGGTATAACCTTGTTGTCAAGGTCTTTTATCCAATGCTTTAGTATGTACCCTACCGATAAACATATCACCATTACCAATGGCATATATAAATTTGTAATAAATGTTAAATCCATCTTTCATCATCCTTTCTTAAAATCCTAATCTTATCATCATGTATCCTATCACCGCACCAACTATAGCAAACACCACCTTGTCCACCACACCATCCCACCTTTGCCCTGGCTTTCCGGTCAGAATTTTCACATCATTTTTTATTTCCTTCACATCGTTTTCCACACGTTCCTCTTTTATTGCCAGAGCTTTTACAGTTCCTACCAACTCATCTAAGTCATCCTGACGTTTTTCCATCTCGTCAATCCGCCTTGTATTGGATTTTGACCGTTGCTCCATTTCTGTCATTCTCTTTTCATGCTCCAAGTCCATCTTTATCCCTCACTTTCTTTTCTACCCGTTCTTATAATTTAGTACAAATATTTCTCAATACCGCATCCGCAATCTGCATATACCCTGATTCTGCCGGGTGAACACCGTTTCCGCTAAATGGTATTTTAGTAGTGTTTCTGATATTTACCTCACGTTGCCATGTCGGCATATTATATTCTGTATCAAATTGCCCTGCTATATTGACATATTCCATATTATATCCATTACTTTTGTATTCTTCACAAATTTCTGTATACCATTTTTGCAAATTCCATACGTGCTGGACAGCTTTCCAATAATTCAATGTTACGCCGAAATCTCTACCCAAGCCATCACGTGAAGGAAGATTTAAGCCTAAAAGTGTAATCTTACAATTCGGATATCCTGTTTCTTCAGCTAACAAACTATCCAAGAACTTACGGCAATCGGCTTTGTATGTTGTTTCTTCTGCATTTGAATTGTTCCAACCAAGTAATATAACGGCGTGAGTGATACCGGCATTTACTAACTCCGGATTATAAGTTTCTACATATTTTTTAAAATTATTTTTTACGATATATTCAGATCCTAAATCAGCATCCCAAAAATAATTAGGTTCGTCATCGTTTTTTTGTGCCATTGTATAATATCCGAAAGTCCACCCCCCCGTACCTTCAAAATGAGTGGTTATATTATCTGATTCTTTTGTTTTTCTTCCAACAAAAGATATATTATCCAAACCGTAGCCTATAGGTGTGCCGTCTGTAGTTACTAAACGTCTATGTAATTCATGTGCCCATTCGCCGCCAGCGACCATAGACGCCCCCATACATAAAATATTAACCGGTTCGGGAATAGAACTCGGCTTAGCTATAATGTTAAATATAACCGACTGTTCATCACATAAATTGCCGAGATTATCTCTTAATCTAATTATTACGGTCTTTTCCCCAACGTGATCTTCATCCGGAGTAAATTCATATTTTCGAGCGTAGTTATTGCCATAATTTCCACCGCCTACAAATGAAAATTCTAAATCGTATATATCAGGATTTATACAGTTAATAACCCCTTTTTTAAATAGCTCAAATGTGTCCCCCACAACAAGGTCAAATTTTTCAGGTAACATTAGTGTTGCATTTCCTATATTTGAAAGCTTATCCACCACATCAGCAAGGTTATCTCCAACCGCTTTTGCATCTGCAAACCTGCCTTCTTTTGTTAAAGTAGCATCAATCATTTGAGAATAGTCTTTTATTGCTTTCGTAAAGAAAAGGAAATCGGAAGATACTACTTTTGTTACACCACTACTCCTATAGTCTATATTTTCAAGTGCTCCAGATAGTGTGTAATATGTGACATAAGCATAGTCGTCTCTATTTGGGGATTTTTCGCAGTTTATATCAAAAAATATACTATCCGCATTTCTTGATAATCCAATCGTAATTCCTGTACCATCTGCCTTTGGCAGTGTTCTGATACCTAACAAAAAACCTTCTTCATCGGACGTTAAACCAAGTTTTTCGGATAAAAACGTTTTTGTAATAGGATTAGGAAAAATAAATGAATATCCTTTTTCATTTCCTTTTGAAATAACTTTTGTTGTGCAACTGTGTTTAGAAACGCTACCAGTCGGGTATATGACGTTGCTGTTAATTTTGCGGAAGTCAATCTCTATTTCCACCTCTGTGCCAGCAGGTGCTTGGCTATTATAGAATTGTGCACCGCTATCATATACGCCATAAATAACCCCTCTATTACCGAACATAGCTCCTAACGTCATATACTGCGTAAAGCCATATAACCCGCTTGCCATTCGCGTTTCAGTCGTTGCTGTAGCTCCCTCTTTCAGTGTGCTATTACCTACGGCTTCGTCAGGTATTATCTCACATGGAAGGTATTGTTCATATTCATTAGCCTGTTTCCACGTATATACACCTTCCTCAACCTTAACGCACTTATATATTTCATGCCCTTCAGAATCAACATCCATACCCAACATACCCACAGCTCCTTCGGTTGCTGTTGTTGGAGCTCCGTGTAAAATGATACAAGGTATCTGTTTTGCCTCTTTGCCAAGTAAATTAAAATGTTCTATGTAATTCATATTTATTTCCTCCTTACGCAAATGTTAAAACATTATTTTCAATATTTGTTGTATAAATATTTCTTGCTTGTGTGATACTTAAAACATCACCAATAATAGATGCCGAAAGCACAGAACCCAGACTGCTATTCTCAAAAAGCGACAAAACACCGTTTTCAACCTTTGTTTCTGCATAAGCCACATAATCCGAACCACCGCCCTCGAAATTGGCTAATTGCTCTGATATATATTTTATAAGTGAATCCTTCATAACTCTTATAGCTTCGGTCACATATGCTTTTGTAGCTTCCACGCTAAAATATGGTGCAGTTTCAGTAACTTCATCTTCTGTTATAACTTTATTTGAAACATCTTCTTTAGCTTCTAACATTGGCATTAAATTGTTCATTATTTCATCTACATCTGATTGAGTTATAAAACGTGAACTATCCGTCCAATCTCCATCATTGTTTTTAATTCTCGCTGCAAGTTTGTCTCCATCTAATAATATTTGTCTGATTACAGTTGACATTGATGCTGTAAATAATATAGTATAAGTGCCATTACTGCCTTCTATGCGATATATTCCAGTTGCCAAATTCCCTTCATTAGCTTCATCCCATGTAATAATAGGAATAGTAGTAGTTAAATCATCAATGGTCTGTTTTAGCGACAGCATCTCGTCAAACACCGCCATAGTGCTCGGTATTTTGTCCATTCTCGGCTCATTCAAGTCCTGTACGATATGTTCTTCAATTATCTGATAAATCTTCATATCGGTCATTGCCGCACTCCAATAAGTGCCGTCATCTTCTGCGACTATTATTTTGTTGGAAACCTTTTCACGGCTTTTTTCAAGCTCTTCAATGCCTGCATAAGCTTCATCAACCATTTCATCCGTATAAGTTTTCAGTTCATTTTTTGTTTTTTCTAACTGTTGTTTCCCTGTCAAAATATCACTTTCTGCCGCATTCAATCTGTCTCCGTATCTTTCTTCCAATATATCCGAAATACTTGCCAAATCATCCTCTTCAAGCTGTCCCAGAAACCCCTTTTTCTTCGATAAATTCCCATTCATCTTCATCACCGCCTAACACATGATTACTCTTATATTTACACGCTTTTCCGCATCTGTTGTGTTTTCTATCTTTATAAAGCTTGTAGTCTTGTTTACTTCATCATATGGATTTATTTTCTGCCATATAGTGTCCGCATTTTCAGGTCTTGACGAAATCGTTGCATATAGCGTAATTCCGTTTTCATATGCAAATCCGATGTCATTTACTCCTCTTTTGTTAGAGGCTACTGATGGGATTTTTAGCAATATTGTATTCTTTGCAGGAATACTTTTTTCAAAAACATAGTTAAATCCGTTCTGACCCTTTTTAAAATCATATATCTTCATTATGAATCACCGTCTTTCTTCTTTTCTGTGTATCCTATCTTTTTTAAGAAACTGCTTGAAAAGTTGTTCTCATCAAGCTCATATATCTGATTTCTATATGATTGCTTGAATTTCAGCATTGCATCTTCAAGCTCTTTTATCCTTAACTCCAGTTCCTCAACCTTGTTCATAGCATTCTCCTTTTTTATCCTTGCCTTATCTTTCGAATCTTTTCAGCCTGCACTCTTTATTTCTTGCTTCCCTTGCCTAAAGCAATACTGTCAACTTAAGGGCTTTAAGCCTTCCCCCTTGTGGGAAAGAGTGACCGCTTGCCCTCCGGCTCTTGACTCCCTTGCCTAAAGGGAGGGGGGCCGCTTGCGGTGGAGGGATTTTCTTCTCAAATTCGCAAACGTTTTCCAATTTGTCATCCCGATATATTCTTGTCTCCACCGCCTGTAATTCCCACTTCCATCTGGTATAGCTTTGAAAATCCTTTCCCTTCTATCCTTATTTTGAACCCATAATTTGCAGTTTTCCTCGGAATCACCCTTATCGGCAACTTAACTTCTTTTTCTGTGTCGTTTTTCTTCTCAAATATCTTGTGCGATGTTTCCGGGTTGAATTCCTCGTCATCATATAATATGTATGCTTTTAACTCACTTCCCGGTGCAATATCGCACAGCATCTGTACTTTTTGAATGTGCTTTATGTCCACCGAATTGTTTGTGAAGAAATCGGTTTCAATGTACCACTCGTGGCTATAGTCTTTTGTATCAAGTCTAAATACTTTCCCTGATGATGTAAGTCCATAAAACCCATCATCACTTTTTGTAAACCCTACAAATTCAATCTGTTGTGTGATTTCAAAAGTATCACCTTCATTTTCTCCCGGAACAGTTATTGTCTCTGTCCCCACATCTTCTTCTGCCCATAACCCCGTCAAGCTGTCATACACAAACAACCTTCCTTTCGCCTCATCGTTAATTTCTGCCGACATATAAAACTTTCGTCCGTCAGTTCCCGTAACAACAGAATTAACCTTTTCAATGTTCAGCTTGTATCCAATGTCTTTTAATGATGTTCCGTTATACATCTTTACACCGTCATGTGAAACAAATATAAGATAATTTCCTACAACTTGTATCCCCTTTTGACTTACTGCTCCCACAGAAAATATTTCGTTTATTCTGAACGGATTTTTTGTGTTTATAATCTCTAAAGTGCTGTTTTCTTTAAACACAAATACACTACCGCCATAAGCAATAATACCCACATTTCTTCCTCCGTCAGAGCTTTGTGTGGAACTCATCCACGCATTCTCGGCAGAATAGCTGTCCGCAGTATCCAAATTCCAGTTTGCATAGTTGTTATATCCGCTTGCAAATACTCTTCCTTCGTCAATTCCAAAAAGTCTTTGATGTGCTATACAGACATTTGATGTTTTAGGAAATGGTTCTATGTGTTTTTCTTGTCTTATCAAATATTCTGATGACGCCCTTTTTTCTTTAGTCCCTGATGACGTTTCGAAATAATACACCCAAGGATAGAAACTTGTTACGGTAAAATCTTTATCATTTGCATCATAGTCTGAATAATACGCCATTTCTCTTTCTCCAAGTTCTTCCGCATAAGAGAAATAATACTGCGATTTTTGGTCTCCGCATCTTTCATTTACATAATCACGAAAAGCAATCGCTCCTTCTTTTGTCATCTTGTTGTCAGACCCCCAGTATTCAGGGTTGTCAAATTTTCTGTCAAGAACAACTCTTTTATCCATTTCCGCACTATATCCGGCAGGAATCATCAACAATGCATCAAACACACCTATATTTGTAATATCAGCATAATTCACAAATCCTTGAAAGCTTATTGAATCACCTTCAAAAATCGAATCACACTGTGTTCTTCCCACTGATAATCTTCCTATTCTTAATCCGTTTTTATATATTGAATAACGATAGTTTCTTACAGTTTCATAATCATAATACTTTACACTTCCCCCCGAATATACCGTACAATCAGTCGGCTCTAATGTATCATAAAAACTGATTATTATTGTTTCTTCATTGTAATTCGTTATTCCTGTTATTTTTTCATCTGATATTACTTCTACACCTATTGTGTAAAACTTTTCTTCTCCTGTGGGGTTTTCTTTATCATAAACAATTTCCTGAGTGTAGTAAGTACGCCATCTATTATTGCTTACAGGCGTATCCCCCTTTTTTTTCAAACCATCATTTGCAATTTCCATAACACATCTCTTCACTTCCGAAGGCGACAAATAAGGAGCAAAATGCGTAGAAATGTTTAACTCCTTTGATATCTCCCCGGTGTCCTTTGTGTTTCGGTAATTTATCCCGCTCCAGTCAAGCTTTGTCATCTTCCCCGGTCTGCCGCCTTGTGGTAGTGGCATTTGCAGATATGTTAATTCGTTTTCTTTCTTCTTCGCCATTTCACTCCTTCTTTCTCTCTTTACTCTTGCCTTCCCTTGCCTATACAGGACAATTCCCCTTCTCTTGCCTTCCCCTTTGAGGGGAAGGGGGACCGCTTGCCCTCCGGTTCTTGCCTCCCTTGCTTAAAGGGAGGGGGACCGCTTGCGGTGGAGGGATTTTCCCACCAAATTCGCAAGCGTTTTTCATTTAACATTTTGAATTTTGCATTCTACATTCCAAAATTAGCACGTTCCCTTTCAATCCACGCCTTAAATGTCTCAACCAACATGTTATAGTCGTTAATCCATTTTGCCGCCAAGCTGTCCTCATTAGCTACCTTGTATGCTTCGCCCCGTAGCTTTGCTTTTGCCAGGTCAATAAACTCAATCGGAAGCATTACATGGTCTGTATCTTTTGCCTCTTCGGTTTTTAATGCAGGACGTACAAAGTATATAATCCGTATTTTGTCGGGTGTTGTCTTTTTTAAGTGTAACCCAACCCCACCACTAATTTTATAATATGTGTCGGGAAGCAACACACCGCTTGCAAGAGTTGACTTTATAAGCTGTGTGCTGTCTGCATATACTGCATGAATATCCTCAAACCTTATCCTGTCTTTACCATCAGACATATCAAGATTGGTTAGAGATAACACTCCGTTAAATGGTGCATCATTAATGCCAAACACCTGTTCGCCCTGTTCTTTTATAACCTCTCTGTATAGTAGCTGTTCCAGAGAATTAAGCCATAATATATAGCTTTCATCGGGAATGTCATAAGATATATCAGCCTCATTCCTTATATTGTCTATCAGCTCCGAAACCGTAATTCCGCTGTCAAACATCTCACCACTCCCTTCCCTTTATCTTTCGTCCCTTTGCGTTGTCACAATAATATTTTAAATATGCCGCTCTTGACTTTCTTATAAATTCACTCTTTCTGAACTCGTCAGATGTTTCAAGAAATATAATATTGTCTGCAATAGCATCCCGGTATAACGGCAACACAGGAACGTCATCATCTAATTTTTCAGGTGGCTTGTATTCTGATTCCTTCTCAAAAACAAAACCACTATACATTGATTGTAATTCCTCCACCGAATCCTCAAAAAAGTTGAAAAACCTTCTTTGTTCTATCGGTGTAAAAAGATTTACTTTCTCAAAAATTTTTATTAAGGTCACAGTTTTTCACCACCTCGTTTTTCCGTAGGGGCGGATATCATCCGCCCGTTTATTTGTTTGTTTTTTGTTCAGCAAGTGCCTGTTCTCCCTGCAATAACGCTACATCACCGCAGAGAGAATCCGACAATTACGGTTTATTCTGCGTAACCTACGCCTGTCAAACGGATACATCCGCCCGGATTGGTGCAAATCAAATCACCGTAGTTAACAAGCAACGCTCTGTATACGCTCTGATTTTCCATCAGATTAAATATTCCGGCGTTGTTTAATTCTGCAAACTTCCAATCAAGTGAGTGGAACTCAAGACGGTCTGATTCAACGCCCCACATTTCAGTTTCGGGAACAAATGGTTCATAAATAATATCAACCTCTCTGTTTCCGTATGTAAACTTTATAGCCTTAAATCCGCCTGTTATAGTATGAGAACGGTCTTCCATACGAATATTGTTAACACGCAAATAATCAATATAGTGTTTGTATGCTTCCTTACCACACATAAATGTGTCAACCTTTGAGCCTTTGTGTGTTTCTGCGGTTTCAAGTGCATCCCAGATAATTCCGTCACTTATATCATCGCCACAGTCATACACAGTAGGCTTTAATACCGGGTTAATTGTCTTGTCAACACCGTAAATTGTTGTAATGCTGTCGTCAAAGATAGCACCAAGCCCTGTAATTTCTCTGTTAAAAGAATTCTGAACAGTAACAAAGCCCGCTCCCACGCTTACAGAACCGCCATCAATTGTGATAGTTTTGTTTACTCTGTCAACAGCTAAAAGTCTGCGTCCTTTTACCGCAAGGCTTTCTGTTCCCTTTGTAACCTTTCCGTCTGTAACAGTTGCTTCGTAAATGTCAATGATAAGACCTTCTTTGAGGTTTCTTGTTTCAGCCACCTTAATAGTATTTGTAGTAGCAGCTTCTGTTGTGGTAAGAATACCTGTACCATTACCAAAGAGTGAACGTCCAACATTCCACTTTGCTGTTTCATAAGCACCTTTCACTTCTGTGTCAAGTGCGTTTGCCATAGCTCCGGCACTGCCTGTCAGGCTAACAGCTTTTTCAGAAATTACAACGTTTACATACATGTCCTTTGCATTTGTAATAAAACGTTCAATTTTTACTCCTCCGGCTGCAGGGGTTTCAGCTCCTTCTGCACCAAATCCAAAGCCACCTGATAATCCGATAGGTGCTGATGCCGCAATCTGATTTGATACTAATTTGATTTTCTTTGTCTTTCCAAGCAATGCCGAAGGTTCTATACCAAGCATGTTTTGCCATGCCGGTAAATAGTTGTATTTCAAAGCATTTGAAAAAGTGGCAAGGTTTTGACCATTAAAATTTGTGTTTGTTTCTGGCATAAATATCATCTCCTAAAATAATTTTGTTTTGAAGTCGCATCAACTAAACGCTCTTAAGAAATCTTCATAAGACCTTTTTGACGCTTCTTCTAATGTTTGTGGTTTTTCTTTTATATTCAGTGCCGCATTGACTGCACCGCTACTTGCAGACATCGGTGGCACTTGCTGACTTTGTTTGATTGTGTCAAGTCGCTGTTTTTCTATAAGCTCCTGAAATGCAGGATTGTTGTTGTAAATCTGCAATAATTCTTCAGCTGTCGGTTCTTTTGCAGGTTCAGGTGGTGCAGGCGGATTCTTAATCCTGTCAATGCCTGTCATCAGCATATATGCATTTATGTACTTTTCGTCCATCGGCATATCCTCTGACGATAACCACTTGTTGTTTTCTATAATTCCGTCAAGCTGTGGTAATATCTGCCGAATGTTCTGAAGCTCCGGTATCTGCGAGAGTGCAGATATAACCTCCGCTTTCTCCGCATCCTTCATTCCACGCTTGGCATATTCAAGAGCAGGTGTCATTTCCTTCATAATCTGCTGACGCTCATAGTTAGATAAATCTTCAGCAAACTTGGCAAATGCCTTCTGCTGTGTCTCCGCATCAGCGAAAGCCAATCCGTTAATGTCAAGTGTTGGTGGTGTAAGAGCTTCTTCAATAACCCTTTCCTCGTTCTTCTGCGAAAGCTCTGTCACAACTCCCTGTAACTGCTGATTCTGCTGTTTCAGAGCGTCTAACTCTGCCATAACCATCTGTAATTCCTGATTCTTTTGAGCCGCCATATTCGCCGCAATTTCTGCCGCTTCTGTAGATTGCTCGAGCATTGCTCCTTCTGTTGCTATTTGCTCCTGCTGTGCTTCATTCTGCTCCGCCGCCTGTTCCGGTGTAAGGTCTTGCGGAGTATCTTCTGTCACTTCTTCCGTCACCTCTTCAACCATTTGTTCGCCATTATTATCATTAGCAAACATTTCTTCTGTTGCCCTGCTTGCTTCATCAAATGTATTTGGCATAATTAATCATTCCTTTCTTTTTTTACATTGGCATCATGCCTTGCATCATTGCCATCTTCTGTTGTGTTTCCATTTCAATTATTTTTTTGTGCTGTCTTATATGGTCTTCAAGTATTGCCGCATACTCAGGCTTTTTGTGCTTCAGGATTTGGAAATCCATCTGCAGAATGTATCTCAAATGCTCTTCAATGTGTATTTCATGCTCGTCAAACTCTGAAACCTTTGGTATAACACCCTCTTCAAAGAAAGCATTCTCTCTTTGTGCCGCCTGAATTTGCAGTAAATTGATGTTCATAATCTCGGAATAGCTTCCGCACTTCATGTACTCTAACGCCATCAGCTTCACTCTTTCGGGAATCCTTCCGTCGCTATCTGCAAATAATCCCATGTTATAAGCATCAAAGAACCTTTGCTTCTGCATTTCCTCGCTCATTAAAAGCTCATTTTCCGTTGTGTACTCAACATCATAGCTGTTAATGTCTTTTGATGACCATGTAATAGCTTTTCCTATGTTGTTTTTTCCTACATATTGCACAACTCTGTATGTCTTTGCATACTTCTTGTATATTTTGAGCCACAATATTTCAAGCTTTCTTATGGAGTTCCTGTGATAGTCTCCCGTAAGAGATAATCTTGTGTTGTCTATCTCCATCAGGTTAGATATCGCAGTACCCGATGTAACCCCCGATGGCGTATTTCCTGTTACCATCAGCTGTGATACACCGGCAATGTATTCCATGTCATTCTTGAGGTTTTGTCTTTCAACCATGATTTCTGACGGAAGCTGTCCAATCTGTACCGGAGAAGGTGGGCTTGTTCCCTGGTGGTATAGTAAAATTGCCCCCGGCTCTAATCCCATCTGCTCATATCCTTCTATGTCAACGATACTTCCCTCTTCGGCAATATAGCTTCCTATCGGTATTCTTCTTATGTACTCATGAATTGAATTGATACATCCGTTGTATGTCCTCTGTAAAGGTATAAGGTCTTCAATAACTGACTTACCAAAAAACTGTCCCGGCACTTCATGACATATCGTCTGAACAATTGGTATCTCGTCATAAGGCAAATCCCCGTAATATACCAGATGTTCATTGCCTACAATGATAATCATCAGTCCGTTTGGTCTGTGCTTTGATGGTTTTTCAAAGTATGTTATAACCTTTTCCGCATTCTCCGCCGTTCTGTGCCCTATCGATATAACGGTGTTTTCATATCCAAAACCACCGCCCGAGCTAACCGGTGTCAGCTCAAAGGTTTCAATACTGCTTCCTTTAACCTCAATCCCGTAAAGGTCATATATGTCGTCAACTGTTTTGACTTGCTCAAGTATAATTGACCTTTGGTTTTCAATCCCTTGCTTGAATACGCTTTCGGGGAAGACTTCATAAGGTGTAACCAAACCATAATCAATATCACCCTGGTAATATGCTTTTTCGCTTTTCTTCTCTTGACCATTTTCATCAATCTCAATAACCGTCTCAACGGCATATTTGTCACCCTTGTTCTTGTCCCACCAGGATATCCAGAAACAGTTACCGCAAAGCTCATTCCAGTAAATCATGGTGTTCTTCTTTGTCTCAAAGTCAGACACTTTCTGTGTATACTGTAGAATGCTTGTTGATACATCTGCTTTTTGGTAATCTTCGTATTCATTAGTTGCAGGATTAACCTTCATCATGTAGTTAATCTTTTTGAGATTTGCTATTCTTGTCTGAATAAGTGGTGCAATGTTATTGAATGTCTCACGGTTCATCCATTCATATACCGGCTGTAGCTGTTCAATTTCTCCCGTATATGGTTGAATCTCACAGTATTGATTTCCCACAAGGAAGTTTGCATTGAGTGTCCATTGCCTTTCAAGCCCTGACCTTTCGCTTCTACGCTTTTCTAATTCTTCAGTGATATTTGCAATAATATCTTCCTTAAATAGCGTGTTTCCTTCTTTGTCAATCTCAATAACCTGTCTATCTTCCCGGTCTTCGGGTTTTCTTTTACCAAATAAACTGCCAATAGCGGCAGTAATTCCTGTTATCGGTGGAGAAAATCTTAAATTCATGTCTTATCTTCACCGCCTGTCTTTCGCCATCGTTCCATAACTCTTTCATGAGCTGAACGAAACCGTCTGCCCGGTTCACCCTTGTATTCGGTCAGAGTCTTGCTCATAATACGGTTATATAAGTCTTTGCGTTCGTAATGATGGATAACAGACTGAAAAACGATAAAACCTAATAATAAGTAAACTATCATCTATCTGCTCACTCCTTTATTTCTTGCCATCGCAATATCTTTGATGGCTTTTTAACCCTCTTTCGCTGTCAAACACTTTGCCGCAATCAGGACACTTAAACCCAGTATCTTGCTCCTGTTCCGCATCCTCTGTCTCTTCGTCATTCAAAGTCGGTTGCTCATCTTGGCTCTCTTGTGTAAAGGGAGCTGGATTTGCCGAAGGCAAAGACTGAGGGATTGTCTCCGCATCCTCATTTGTCTTTTCCCTTGTTGTTTGTGCGTTAAAGAATAACGAAGGAATGTTTGCAGGGTTTGACTTCGGAATGTTTGATTTTTCGTTTGGCTTTATCTCGTCAATAGCAATAATTCCTTCCTTAAGACAATTCTTGCAGATTATTACGCTGTTTCCTATTTCTCTTGTCTTCGATATAGCAAAAGACTCTGTACATCTGCACCCTCTTATACTGCATTTCCGCCTTACTTTTCTTGCATACATCTTAATCATCTCCTTTTTTGTTTATTTATCTTAAAAAGGCTTACACCTTAATAAAATCCTCGTCTTCTGCTTCCGCTTATCATTTTGTTTTTAAATCTTTGCAGGTCTTTTTCAAAAGGCGACCTTTCGTCCTTTTCTTTTGCCGGATATACATACTGTAAGCAGAAATACCGCAATACATCAGGTAAGTGCGTGATGTCATGAGGCTCTGTCATGCAATCCGTTGGTCTTTTTGAATCTCTCTGAAGTGCAGGTAAGCACTCTATCAGATTTTGACAAGTATTAAATATCTTTAGTCGGCTTTCGCCATTTTTGACTGTCAGAAGCTCTTTCACGGCTAACCACCCTGCTTCTCTGTTTCTGTTCCCTTTTAAAAGCGGCAATCCGTTTTCTCTGAATATGTCAGCTTTACTCTTTGCCGTTTCCTGTGACCTCGCCCATAAATCGTCAGGTGCTACGGTGTAGAGTATATTCTCCGCATCCGATAAAGCTATTAGCTCTTCAGCACCTTGTGATATCACCTTGTCACTCTCTGCATATTCCCGGTACACATAATAGTCACCTCGCTCGTCTATTGCTATCCAGAGACATGCCAAACAGTCAAGTCCGTAGTCAATGGCTCTGTAGCGTTTCCAATTGTCAGGAATAGGTATAGGCTCAATAACATGAATATTTCTGTCAAATTCAGAGAAATACTGTCCCGCAAGCATATCCCAGTTACCGTCACGCCAAGCCTGCCTTAATCCTTCCGAAAGGTTATTAAGCATATTCACATATCCGGGGTCATTATCGAGCAATACCTTGTTGTCAAATACTGTTGCAGATATAAACTCATAATCGTCAGGATTTTCGGTTTCTCTGTACTTGCGACTAACAAACAAACGTTTTACCCATTCATGACCAACTCCACCGGGGTTACAGGTTAAATACATTCTCTTCGGGAAACTGTTAGCACCACGCATACAGGCTGTAAGTGTTTCAAACTGAAACTCTGTAAACTGTGTTGCCTCGTCAATGAATATGACATCATATTCCTGCCCTTGGTATTGCAATACGTCTCCTTCCGATGCACAGTATCCAAGCTCCAATATGCTCCCGTTTGGGAAGTAAAAGCATTTTTCCTGTCGTGAATACTTGGCGAGTCCCTTAAGCATCGGCTCAAGTGTTCTCACATGGTTACGTTCCAAATCTTTGTATGTTCTTCTCAAAAGAAGTATTTTTATCCCCGGATAATACATTGCCAATAAAGGTGACTTATGTTGCACAGCCCACGACTTTCCCCCGCCTCTTGTCAGGCACCGCCATAGTTAACAAATCGTTTACGAGACTTAAAGAACTGTTCTTGTTTTGGGTTCATAGTCGAAATATCGATTATTGTTGTGCTTGGCGTCATCGGGCAATCACCTCACTTTCAAGCTTGCGATTAAGACTATCCGGCATACTCATCTATCCCTTCAGGAAGCTTAATGCTTACCGATACATTGTCAGTTGCCTTTCCGTCCGCCAATGCTTTCTTGTCATACATTGTCCCAATAACCGTTGTTAAATGGTTCACCGGAATCTCCTTTTCCTCGTCATCAAGCTCACGAGCTAATCTTTCAAGAGCTTTGTCAATAATCGCTTCTGCTTTGTCAGAAAATGATTTTCTTTTTTCCTTGCAAAGTTCCGCATACTCTTCCTTGTCTTTGTTCTCTTTGACTATCTTTCTAACAGTCGTTTCGCTAATCTTTAATTCCTTTGCCGTTTCTGCATAATTGCCTGTAATTGCCCAAGAGGTCATAATCTGATAAACCACCTCGGGACTTGTTTTCTTACCTCTCGACATTACTTCTCACTCCGCTTTCGTTTTTATTTTTTTGTACTGCTTTGCCCACCACTATCTTTGCAGTATCACCCCTCGGACCTTACCTTTTCTTTAGTCCTACCCAAACCACCTGTATATCAAAAAGAAACAAAAAAAATGAAGCATAAGGTGTTTTTTATCACCTCATACCTCATTATAATACTATTTAAGTGTCAGTTATCGGACAATTTTGCATTTTGTCAATTTACTATGTCCCATTTTTCATAAAATTCTTTCCGCATCCTGTATATTTTCTTCTCATTCAGAAAATATTCCCGTGAAATCTGCAAAATAGACTTGTTGTCGTTTGTAACCACCTCATACAATACTTTGTAATCTTCCCCGGCAACCTCGATGCAGAGATTTAATATTTTCTGCCGAACCTCTTCGGGCATCTCTTTTACATTAAGGCAAGTAAAATATATTAAGCCTTGTTTTTCATATGGTATTTTTATCCCTTTAAATTTTCTGAACATATCTCCTCCGCTTATACCTTTATCCTTTTAACCGTTTCGTCATTTACGTCCTCGCTTTCGTATCAAACCACATTCCCCGCTGCTTGTCATATCGTAAACCCGTCTGCCGCAAAATCTCTTCATTCAAGGCATCGGTGGTTATCTTCTTTTCGTATATGTCCTGCATTACTTTTATGTACCGCTTAATGAATCGTGTCAACCTTATCCTCTTCCACCCATAAAGCTCATATAAGATATACACAGGGACTACACCTAATGCACTTGCACTTATCTTTGCCACATCGCTTTCTAAAATTTTTATAACACCCTTGTATCTCTCAATCTCTGCCTTTTTGCAGTTGATTTCTTTTTGATAACAATTTATAAACTTTTGAATAATATCCGCATTTATGTAATTTTCATCAGATGGGCTTGACCCCTTTATTTTTTCAAGCCATTCAAAAGCATTAAGAATTTTGTCTCTAATCTCGTTATCTGTCATTCTGTTCTCCACTTAATCACCGCCTTATATATAACCGTTATGCTTTTTCTTCGCCTCAATATTTGATAATACTGTTTGAATATCAAAAGCACCTATTGCACAATGCCAATTCTCGCAACCGAACAGACGAAAAATGCAATTTTGACAACTTCCTTGATCCTTGCAATACTCAACAATAACTTTTGCACATTCAACCACTTTCTTATTGCTTATCATTTTCTTTCAACCTTTCAAACCATTCTTTGTAAACTTCCATAACATTGTTATAGTAGTTCGTTGTAAACATTCTCACGGTGTATATTCCATTTTGAAATATTACATTGTTTTTTCGTAAATACCACATAATAAATCGTTGGATTAGTTTATTCACTTCTCCCCACCTCTTTCTTTTGGTGTGCGTGTGTTCCAAGCGGTTATTGCATCTTCTTTCGTTGCTTTCCAACCGCATATAGCACCGCAACCACCTCTTTGTGCATTGCAAACAACTGTATATCTCACTTTGTCGCAACCCTCACAATAAACATTTTCGCAAGCATCATCATAACAAGCGATTATATTTATATTTTGTCCTTTGCAAAACGGACACGGTTTCAATTCAGCCATCACCCCTCACCGCCTTTCCCATATTCCAAATCCAATATTGAAAATTAACCAACAAAAACATATAACACAGCTGCCATTATAACGATACTTCCACGGTTGCCAATAAACCGTTGGCAAAAAGAAAAATATTCGGCTTGTTTTATCAACTTCAAAAACAAATTTAGGTTTTATGCTATATTCTTTCCTTGCGTTTGTGTCATTCATTATTCATCACCGCCTTTCTCGGTTGGGTGGTGGCTCCAATCAAGTTTTTGTCCACAATAATGACAGCATTGAAATTGATAATCGTTGTCGCATTGATTGATAACATTACCACCGCAATTAGGACACACGGAAGGTTCGTCATAATAGCCATCTTCAATCGGTCTTTTTGGCATCTGCTTTTCAAGTGCTGATATTGCTAATTCGTAATATAGTTTTCTATTTTTGTATAAACTATCACTTTCATTTGGCTTTTTACCAAAGCCGCTATCCAAAACAGCGACAGCTGCATCCCTAACACATTCAAAATGCTTTATTGCCTTTTGAATATCTTTCATTTCACCTCATCCTTTTTAGTTAAATCCTTGAACACAGCTACCATCGTTCCATATGCAGATATTTTGAAACCTTTGTATTTTGCACTTGAATAATCTTCTATCCTCTCAACTTCCTCTGCCACCAAATTCACAATATCAATCGAGTGCGTAATCAGTCCATCGTCAATATTGTTAATTACTAATTTCCCAAACTCCTTTATTGCTTCACATTTTGCCTTTCGGATATCCTCAAGCCTGTCCCTTACTGTAATCTCCGCATTGCCTGTTATGTTGTCCCTCAAGAATTGGTTTATTTCTCTTAAACGTTCAATCTCTGCCTTTTGTCGGTTGATAATTTCATCTTCTTTCGTTTCTTTTTCCTCCATTTCTAATCTATTCTTCAGCCACATAATCGCCATTGTAACAAACAGCTTTGTGTTGTCATCTCGCCCGGAGTAATCGCCTTCCCAATCATGCCTTTCAAACCATTCAAGAGCTTCTCTTTCGCTATCAAACCATTTTATTTGTTGTTCTAACTCATTGCTGAATTTTTCCGCTTGTTTAAAAGTTGTGCATGCGTAAAAGGCATCGCACCCGGAACAAGACCCCCAGCCAAACATAAGAAACCCTATTCTGCGACCAATATTATACAGTATTCTGCTGTCGCCCTGATAGTCATTGTCTTCAATTTGTATCACTATTGTTCCAAATGAGCTTAATAGTGGTTGATACCCTTCCCAAAAAAAGTTGTCAGTGCTTTTATAAATCCTCTCCAACTCATTATCTGTCATTTTACTCACCTCTTGCATAAACTCTCGTTCCGAATAATCTGCAATATACCTCTTTAACAACACCAAAGATTTCTGCCGCCTCAAATGTATAATCTTTTGATTTGTCTGTGTATTCAGTTCCTACAATAATCGAATCACCATTTATCTCTTTCACCTGTTTAATGTATGAACTTAATGTTCCTGTATGCTCTGTGCAATGAACCAAATCCCCTATATTTACATCTGCACCTTGTTCAATTATCGCATATGCCTGATGAGGAATGCTTAACCCTGCACCCTCTAAACAATCTCCACAAATCTGTTCAAGTCTAAATCTTTCATTTTCACTCTTCGGCTCATATATCCTTGTACTCATTTCTTTTTCACCTTTCTCTTTCCTTTTTTGTATACAATGCAGTTTTCACCCGGCTCGCATGGTCTACTCGTCCCGGTAACACCTATGTAATCGCATTTCATGTCCGTGTATTCTTTCGATGCTCTGTATATACATGTCTCACATTTTGCCATATTGTAGCTCCTTTATTGTATCGTTTCAAGTTCATAACAGATGTCTGACGGAATATTGTTTTCCCACACATAACTGTTCTTTAAAATGTAGTTATTGTAAGAAGAAGCCGTTTTGTTCGCTCTCATTTTCGCCTGTTCTGCCCAAGACTGCTTTTCTTCATTGTCAGAATCTTTGTACTGTTCATATGTGAGTTTGTCTGATTTGTAAGATGCAATCATAGAACGACATGTGTCCTCAACTTTCTTTCTTGTTCTGTAGTTTGTGTCATTATCTGCTTTTTGCACTTCATGAAACCAATTGTTCCACATAGCCTTACCACTCGGAGTGGCACTAAAAAACAACGATAACGCAATGATTAAAGTTAAAGAAATAACAATGCAAATATATCCAAATATTTTCATCACTCAAACACCTCCATTTTTAACACGGTATCTTCAACCTCAAACGGAATATCTGAATAAAGATATGTTCCTGTCCACTCTATATACTTTCCATCTGTGGTAAAAAAGAATATTCCCGAATCATTCTCTCCGTATGAACCGTCAACATCCGCAACCCATTTGTTGTAACATTTACTGCTGGCTCCGGTAGCCACTTCATAGTATTCACTGTCCGGTGTAAGGAAAGAATTTAAGCTTGATACTTTTCCGTCTACAACAAACCTTCCTACCGTAGCTCCACTTTCTGAAAACAACACAATGTATCCCAATGGCTTTTCCGCCTCACAAGGCAACGAATTCGCCTTTTCTCTTTGCCCGTTCACCCAATATGTACGGCGGATAAGATTGTATCTTTCCAATGAATAATCAATGTCCGTTGGTGTTGGTTGTGACGATGTTAGTTTTGACGTCACTTCATTTTGTCTTTCAATGTCTTCGGGTGTAGTTCCTATCTCACATCCCACTAAACACATCATTAAACTTGCCGCTACTAAAATTAAACTTATTTTTTTCTTCATAACTATTCCTCCATTTCAATCTTTAATGTAAACTCATCGTCCACATAACTCTTAATCCCTTCGTAAATTACCCCTATATACTTTTGAGCAATCTTTTTAAATATCTCCTCATCAGGATTATATCTTAAAATCACGTCACTTCCGTTTACTTCAATATCACGGTTCTGTAACACACATACAACAAATGGATATTTCGTCATCGTTGCAGAACTCACTCTTTCCCAATTGTCTTTTAATTCACTTATTTTCATGCTTCTCTCACCTCTACTATCACATGTGGATTTTCCTTGTCCACTCCGCCTTTTTTTAACCTTAACTCAATTACATTAAAATTATCATCTTCTAAAAACCCTTCCTTCACCAAAGGGTCAAGAATAAATTTACCGCTGTAATTGTCCGGGTCTCTTGCTCTCTCATCCTTGAACCAATACCTGATTGTCACTACAGCCTTTTTAAGTGCTGTTTCAGGCTTCTCTGTTATTGCCGCCTTAACCTTCCAATGCCATAACCTCTTCGTGTCTTGGTATACATGGTAGTTGTATGTCTTGCCCATGAACTTGTTGTTTGAAGGTGGTATATCATCAATCCGTAATCTATAAATTATCATTTCTTCTCCTTGTTAATGTTTCAAAATCGTTATATTTTCCGCTTTCTGCCGGCTGAATAGAACTCTCCTTGATACTAAAATCATTCTTTGCCCATTTCCTTATTGTAGCAAGGTGACTTTTATACTTTTTTCCGCTTGATGCAATATATTCGCTTAAAGCCTCTATCCTTTTTTCATAATCTCCGGGGAATTCTGCCTTTAATTTTTCCAATTCTTCATCACTTAAAAATACATTCTTGTATTCACCGTATTTGTGTTTCTTAGGTGCAGGTATTTCGGAAGATTCTTCCGAATATATATTACTATCCTTTACTTTACTTTCCTTTACTTTACTTTGTTTCAAAATGTCTGCATTTTCCTTAAAAATGTTAACATTTTCCTCAAAAATGTATACATCTTTTGAATTTTGGTCGAGTTGAACCAAGAGGTATTGTTTTTTGACTTTGATTTTTTTACGGCGGTTGACTGCCTCAAAGTATCGTCTCTGTATTCCTTTAGATGTCAGAATGCAATACTTATCATATAAATCTTCGTCAAAAATACCTCTTTTGATTGATGCTCTCACTATTTCAGACACGGCATTACCACCAAGACCAATTTTGCGTCCAAACAATAATGCAACGTCATTTGTCCATTCACAGTAATAACCAAACCCTCCGTATATCTTTTGAAGGAGTTTAACGACTACCGCAAACCCTGTCAACCCGAATTCAGCTTCAATCAGTTCAAATTTATCATCGACCTGCACATCAAGGGGAAAGTAATCAATCCCGTCTCTCATGCAGCTTACCTCCTTAGTTAAATCCTAAGCCATCAAACGCCTGCGGAAATTCATCCCAAGAGGGTGTCTCATCAAACGCCTGAACATTGTCTGTTTTCTCTTTGTTTCCTGTTTCTGCCTTTGACCCTGTAAAATATACTTCATCCACAACAATGTCGGTAGAATACTGTTTTTTACCCTCTGCATCTTCCCAGTTCCTTGTCTGAATGTTACCTACTACACAAATCATGTTACCCTTTGCAAAGTATTTACAGATAAACTCTGCTTGCTGTCTCCAAGCCGTACATCTGATAAAATCAGTCTGCTGTTGACCTTCTTTTGCGAATCTTCTGTTTACCGCTATTGTAAATGTCGCAACCGCCGTTCCGGATGTCGTTTGCTTTAACTCTGCATCTGCGGTTAATCTTCCCATTAAAAACACTTTATTCATAAACCCACCTCTAAACTTATTTGATTTTCGTTTACATCATTTTTCTTTCCTAAAGTCCTGTAATGTGCCCTTACCGGTATTTTAATGCCCTCTTTTTGTGATACCCTTAACATCATAAGATTTGCCGCTCTGAACTCTGCTAAAGCTCTTTTTCTTCTCATCGCAGCATATTTTATAGTTTCCTCGTCAGAAGCTAAATAGTAGCCCCTTCCGTCACCGTCATTTACAATGTTATAGCCTTTCTCTCTTAAAAGCTCAATACATTTTCGTGCTTCTCTGTCGCTTTTACAGTCTAACACCTTAACCAGGTCAGAACGTCTTACCGGTCTTTTAAAAACCTCTGTCACATTGATATTTTTCATAACCTCACCTTCAACTTTCGGTCTTTATTTCAATTCTGTTTAAACAATCACGAAGTCTGATTAATTCTTCCCCGGTAAATGTAATGCCCTTTCCCATTCTCTTGTCATCAATTCCAAGCCATACTCTTAAATCATACTTTGGCGGCTCATCGTTGAACGACACTAAATTCAACTCCTTTGTTAAACTTCGGTTCTTTGATATAACCTCAATATGTTCTTTTACCTCAAATATAACCTCTCTGCTTCCCATTTTTTATCTCCTTTACAATTTTAATGTTTTCAATAAGTATCTGTCTAATTCAATACCATACACACGATATTTTTCAAAAAATTCCTTTTCCTGTGCGTGTGCTTGTGAATGATGTTTGCGGCATAAGGCTATCGCTCTCCTTCCGAGATTGTTGATTTTATTACGGTCAAACCCCATTCCAACCCTTGAGCCTTCACAATGATGTATTTCTGCTCTGTCGTTGCAGATAGCACATTTTCTGCTTGCAAGGCAAGAATATAAATAATGACTGATATCGTCTGTAACATTTATCAATGAATCTCTCGTGGGAATGTTTTGATAAAAACAAAAGTCTATCAGATAATTTATAAATTCTCTTGCTGTCGTAACTGAACAATCGGACAAACTGAAGTATTCATTCCCTGTACCCTCAACATAGTTAAACTTCATTCTTTGTTTTATGTATTCAGGCTCGTGTCCGCACCAGTCAGCAATCTCTCCCATCAACGCATAAGCTTTTTTTCGCTGTTCGGGAGTAATGCATCTTCCGTCAGAAAATCTTACCTCGCAAGATGTTATATCCTGTTTTTCGATTGTATATATGTTTTCCATCGGAACTACAACAAAAACACAGTTATCTTTAATTCCCGATATCAATCCCACATGAGCTTCCACTCTACATTCCACCATTCTCTATTATCGTTTTCCAAGTTTTCCAACATATAATGCAGTTCGCACCATGCCAAGTTAATGTCATTGTCGGATATTCAGGTGCAAGCATCTTAATTTGTAATCGACTTATAGGCTTGTCAACTACTTCAACCTCTCCTACGCAGGACATGCCCCATTCAATACAGCTTTCAAAATTTCCCAAAAAAACCGACTCAATGTGCGTTTTGTCGCTTTCCCATAACATGTATTCGTTACCGGACGGGACTATGATACAATCCTTTCGAGGTGTGCAAGCAACATATACTATGCCAAATTTCGCATCGTTTAAGCTTTCAAATCCTTTCGGTAAGTGATACGGTGTATATTTAGCATTGTCTTGAGTAATAAGACTTGCTTCCCATTCTTCACCACTACCTTTGAATAAGTCTTCCGATGTCAGCTTGTGTCCCTTTTCATTCTTTACCGAACCTTCAAGCAACACATCTGTCTCAACCCCTTCGGGATATAACTCAACATTGCCGCCAAAGTCAATAACAGTACAACTCGTTTTCCCCGGTGCGGTTCTTAACACTCTTCCGACTTTCTGTACCCATTGTCCGTGAGTTCCATTAGTGTCAAAGTCAACCAAATTTTTCAACTCCGGAAAGTCATATCCTTCGGTACATATATCAACATTGATTAACTCTTCGCTATCGCCAACCTCAAATTTTTCAAGCTCCATTCTTCTTGTGTCATCGTCAATGTTGTTTCCGAGATATGCAGGTTTTCTTCCTATTTCCTTTAATCTGTTATATATTTTCAGACAAAAGTCATGATTCGGTGCAAATATTATGCTTTTACCCGGCTCTTTAAATTTAAGATAATCATCAATCATCTTGTTAATCAAACTGTCTCCATCAGACATCTTCAATATGTTTTTTGCAATATGTCCTTTTTCTGATTTTCCTTTAACTTCAAAAACCGGAGATAAATCAATAAATTTAGGTCGTACAAGAAAATGACTGTCAATCAGAAATTTTGTTGTAATTTGGTAATAATTATCAAACAAATGAATTAACGGAAGTTTATCACCCCTGTTAGGTGTAGCCGTCACACCAAGCACCGCTGTATCGGGATTACCTTCAGTATTCCGGTTGATTATGTCTTCGTATGTAGATGCCGCTGCATGATGGGCTTCATCAATAACTATCAAATCAAAATAACTACCTGACTTTTCCAGTTCCGGTAACAGGTTTGCCACAGTCTGAACCATCCCGAAATGAACACACCCTTTAAGGCTTTTTCTCTCTGCAGTTATTTCAGATGTTGCAATGTCAGGATTCACAAGAGAAAATTTGCTGTGATTCTGTGCATGAATTTCTGTTCTGTGAACCAATACTAATACATGTGGATTTCTTTTCTTTTCTCCTCTGAAACCTTTGACATAATCGCCTATAATAGCCGCCATCATAATTGTTTTACCTGCTCCTGTGCCTGCAACTATAAGCGAATTGTTTCGTTCTACCAACATTTTAAGTGCATGATTTTTTGCATCATTTTGATATGGTCGTAAATTCACGATATCACCTCTTGTTTCTTTATTAAAAATTTTCCGTCTCTTGAAAACTTAGCTGTGTATTTTCCGTCTTTTGAATTAAAATTGCAAGCATTGTTTGTCATTGCCAATCCGGTAAATTTTTGTAGCTTATCTTGCCTTTGCTTTTCAAGCTTATCAATTTTTTCTTTAAGGTCGGCATAAGATTTTAAATTGCATTCGATTTGTTTATTGTAGTCAAATGCAGAATTTAACCAAATAGATTGCATTATATTTTTCTTGCTGTCATGTTCTATATATGGAATAGGTTCGTTTCCTTTTTCCACATCTTGAAAAAAACGTTCCAGGCAAACTTCTATTAAGCAAGCAAGCTGTTGATTTGTCTGAAAATATAAATTTAAAACATCCATGTTTTCATCAAGATATTTATATCTTTTTTGGGGTGACATTTGACATATTTTTCCACGAATAAAATCCGTATCTTCTTTAAGTATCATTACCTGAAGAATAAAAAAATCTGCTTTTGTTTTTAATATCTGATACTGTGCTTGTATTATATATTTAAACGGCACATCAATTCTTTTTGTCCGAAGAAACATACTTTTCTGCTCGCAAACAAATTTTTGTCCTTTTCTCGGATAACCAAACCCATATTTAAAAGGCTTAATATCTATTTCCTCGGCAACTCCCGATATGTCAAGACTTGCAATCATTTGGTTATCTGCATATACTTCACCGGGAATCAGCTTGTTTTTTCTCCCCTTTTGTAACATTTTCAAACCATAAGGCTCAACAGCATGACCATATTCAGCATATTCCGGTGGCAATTCTTCTCGTTTATATATTCCGTCATTACGTATTTTGTGATATAAAGCCCATGCAGTTGTGTAAGGTGTTTCCGTGTAAAATTTCTCTGCATTAATCCCGCAATTTTGCAATTCGGTTTCTGATGCGTAATATCTCACAATATCAAATACCTCACTGCTCCCAATTCGGGTATTTCTCAATTTCTCCCAAGCTAAAGTACCTTGCTTAACTCTTACCTTTTGCATCAAAATACCCTCCAATCTCGCCCCAATTCTTATAATATCTTTGAAGAACAAATATTGAAGCATATTCTTTGTTGATAATCTCCTGTGCTGTTTCGCCGTTATTTATCATTTCTTTTATTTCATTAAATTTATCAACGGCAAGCTTTGGATTTACCTTAAACAGTTCGTACATTTCCCTGCAATCATCAATTTGCTCTTCTGTTAATTTGTCAAGAGCTACGTTTTCGCTTTCAACCGGAATAGTAATTACAGGCTCTTCCTTTTTTTCAAATTCTTCCATATACTCGTCCTGCTCAAATGCATATATAGTATCTGTCAGCTCAGGCAACACCTCTTTGATTCTTTTTAAAGCCCTTCTGATAATGGTTTTCTTAACCATTTCTCCAGTCCACAGAACCCAAAATGTTCCGGTGTTTAATTCTTCTGTTATGACCTTTCTCCTTTTTTCATTGCCGTAGTTATCTTTGTATTTTTCCCATTTAGATTTGTACAAGCCTTGTTCGCTTGTGCATGATACTGCCAACATATCATCTATAGACATTTCACATACCGACATAGCTATCAATTTATTTGTCTTTACCTCGTTTATATTTAAGCGACATATAAACTTGCTGAAATATTTACTTATAAGTCTCTGTGCATTAATGTCACGGTCTGCGTTATTTCTCTTATCCTCTAAAGTGTATATGATATCTCCGTTGTAAAAATTTTCCTTAAAATATGTCGTGTCTCTGTCATCATAGGGAACAGCAACTATCGTATCAGTAATCCTGTATCCTTTTCGGGCGGCGGCTCTGTAAAATGCCTCTACTCTTGCCGATGGAACTATTACTCCGCCACGTTTTACGAAATCAATCTTGTCATAATCTTCGGGCTTAATTCCACCCTGTGCAAGTGTCTGCAGTCCAGATAATAAAGTGTTTGCGGCATTTGTCGATTCTTGCTCAGTTCTTATATTTAATGTTTTTAAAGCTTCTATTAGCTTTAGTGCAAATGGCATACAATTTGTTTTCATGCCGATTTCTTTGTTTAATACACTCAAGCAATCCTGCACACCTGATGTTAATTGCCCATATACTGTCAATTCTTTCACAACCGCACCCCCTTACCAATCCTTGTAATCATCTTCATGTGCATCCACATAATCGTCTTCGTAATCAGCTTTGGTGTACTCATATTCATCGTCATCATCGTCCTCGTAGTACCCTAACTGCTGTCTTTCTAACTCCATTACTGCTTCACAACTTGTATTTAAATATCTCATAAATCTCACTCCTAAAAATTCTTGACTTCATCACATTTTTGTGTTATAATTTAATTGTTTATTTGTCATAAGTCCGTGTGTCGGGTTGCCGCCCGCACCGGACGTTTTTTTATTGCAGTCACAAGTCTCACCCGGGTCAAGGTTTGCTCCGCATTCCGGACATATTTTAAAATATGGCACGTTATTCACCTTCCTTTCCGTTCAGCTCGTCTGCCATTCTCTGACATTCCGATTTATTGTCGCTGTATTCACCGTGATATTCTAAATTCCCACTATGCACCACCTTGCTTGTATCTTTCACACGGGCTACAATGTACCCTGCCACAGGGTTGTTTAACACATACCATTTACCTTTCATTTATCCATGCTCCTTTTTATTCTGCCACAATAATATTCTTCATATCTGATAGTGCTTTTCTTATATATTCAGCAATATTATTTTTAGCCTCATTCTTCCATGCTCCGCCATCAGCTTCAAATAAAGCCGCCTGTCCACCTTTTAAACGAATCAAAAAGTCACTTTCAGGTTGTTCTACACTTATAAATGTTCTATATGGTTTTAACTTCACAATTGCTTTGACATTTTGCTTTGACTGTAACTGAATACCTGTTTTTGCTGTAACCTGTTGCGTAATTCCATCATCCATTGTGTTTACACTCTTTTCATCTGTGATATTTCCTAACAAGTTTATTAGATATTCTCTGTCAGGTGTTTCCTGAAATTTACTTTTCAACGATATAATCATATTTTCAATAGACATATAGTTATCAAACTCGATTATTGGCAAATCTGCAACCGCTTTGTATAAAGTATCTCTTTGCTTGTTACCAAAAAAGCTTGTTTTACACGATAATTCTGTAGGAGTAACTACAATTATAAAATTCATGCTGTCTAATGCTGATAATTCTGCTCTTGTTAATGCTATCATGCTTTCTAATGAAGATACTCTTAGTGGTTCACACTCCGGTTCATCTATTCTGTGCAATAATTTTGTTGAATAGGTAGCACCATTTTCATAAAACATTTCGTTTTGTGCCATGCTCTCGATTTTTTCTATAAAACTTCTATCCATCATTTTTTTGTACTTCCTTTCTTATTCTGCTTTTTTAATTGGTATTAAGTTTGGATGTTCTTCGAACTCTCCATCAAGCGAAAACTGTCCCGGTGTATGTGCTGTCATTTCTATCAATCCCTTATCGGTTAAATATAACGATGAATTAATAGGATGTGTAGGCTGCAATGAACTTTTTACAACAGTCTGCATAACTATGTGCTGACGTTCTTCGTCCGGTAACAATTCAAGTGTAACAGTAATCTTTCTTTTTGCACTCGCTTTTGTGTTGACATCGTTTATGTTTTCAACAACTTTTCGCAGTTCATAACCTATTCTCTCACTTATAGCTCCCTGGGCCGCATCAATAATATTTATTTCTTTCATTTATCCATGCTCCTTTCTTATTCTGCATTTTACATTTCATTTTGCATTCTGCACTTTGCATTTCTAAAGGCAAAGTCAAATCTGTTTTTGTATGGTTTGATTCCTCTTGCCCTGTCACTTCTTTCATATTCTCTGAATTTTTTTGGATTTCTTTTTTCATATGCTTTATATAGCTCTTGTAATGTGGATAGTTAAACCATTCATAAATAAAATATCTTATAAATTTCATTTTTTCTTTTCCTTTCTTATTCCTCCATCACCGGCACCAATATAACTTGTCCCGGATATATCAGCCTGTTTTCAATTTCATTCTTCTCAATTATGTATCTCATGTTGTCTCTGTAGTCCTCACTGTTCGGTGTAATCTCTACCGCTATGCTTGCTACCGTGTCCCCGGAACGGACCGTGTATTCTACCCATTCACTCGGTGGTTGTTTTCGCATCGCTCCCATCAGAAGCATTATGAATATAACCAATGCAATTATACATATCATTTTTTTCATTCCTCTCATTCCTTTCTTATAATAACTTTGATACAAACTGAAATATTGTAATTTTTTCTTTTCCGTCAAGGTATTCTATTGCTTTGTCGTAACCGCATTTTAAATATTTCCTTATGTCGTTTACTCCAATCAGAACCTTGTCAGCACCAATCTTTTCCTGCACAATATTTATCGTCTCTCTGTAATATGGTTTCTCTCTTGCCATTTCCCTCACTCCTTTCTAAAAATCAACAATAGCATTCATGACAATGTCTATGTTTTCTCTGCATATTCCGAGAACATGCTTTGCCTGACCTGCGGTGAGCTTATGTTGTCTTAACACTTGCATAAGTTCTTCTTTTATGGAATCGTATTCCTTTTTCAATGTTTCACCGTCAACCGTTTCCCCGGTTATAGGTGATATGCCCGATATCGGAAACACCCTCCTCACTTCCTTTCGTTTTCTTTCCCCTTGACTTATCCTTTGCCCTGTGTTATACTCCCCACAGAAGGCGAGGTGATTATATTGAATAATTCAAAAATAATTACTTATGATTTGTGTACTCCCGGCAAGAAATATGATGAACTTTTCGAGAAAATCAAATCATATAAAGCATGGGCTCATATCTGCGAATCTGTTTGGTTTATTTCTTCCGAAGATTCTTGTACAACAATTCGTGAAAATCTCAAATCAGTCACAGATAATAATGACCGTATTTTTGTTGCTGAACTTACAGGCAATGCCGCTTGGTCTAATGTTCTTTGTGACAACAATTATCTGAAAAACAATTTATAATGTCTTGTTTTTCTGCCGGTTCTTTTTGAGCCGGCATTTTTTGTATTTTTACCACCGCAACTGCGTCGTCAAGTTCTTTTGTTATTGTTTCAATAACTTCTTCTTTATTTCCGTTTACTGTATAGTTCCTTCCTTGATTGAACCCGTCAACAACGATTCTAACTTCCACTCACCTCTCACTTCCTTTCGTTTTCTTCCCCTTGACTTACTCCCTTGTTCTGATATATAATGTTTTCATCATATATGAAAGGAAGATTATAATGTTAAGTAATAATCAAAAATCTGTTTTAAAATATCTTTACCCAAACAAAACACTCAACGAAAACGATTTTAAAATCAAGTTCGAAGCATACCCCAAAGATAAAACTTTTTCTAAACTCTTCTCTGAAAAATATCTTCACAGAGACACTTCTAAACTTTACGCTCCTGCTGTCATATCTCTTACCGAAAAAGGTAGAGCCTATGTGGAAGAACTAAAAACCCAACGCAGACGCATTGTCCATGATTGGATAAATACTGCTATATCTTTGCTTGCCCTCTCAACCTCTATAATTGCTTTAGTTTCATCGCTAACACAATAATTGAAATAATTAATGCTAAAAGTGAAATTCCCGTTGTTGTCCATCTTCGTACATTTTCTTTTTTGTCTGTATAAGGACATCTTTTGTTGTAAAGGACAACCGGGCATTTCCCATGCAAGTCACATTCCAAGCACTTTCTCAAACCATCATTCATCCTCTCACCCCTTTCCTTTCTTATCTTTCGTGTTGCATTTGCTTTCCAAATGTGTTATAATTCATCCCGAAAGGATGTGTTTACCAATGACAATACGCACATTGTTAAAAATGTTTATCATATATTTTATAATTTCATTATTCACTCTTGTTTCTAACTTTTTTCGACTTTTGAAAACCTTAAATATTCATCGCAAATATAAACAAAACATTTTATACGGCAATCCTCAAAGCAATAAAGATTTTGAACATTCAATAAAGTCATTGTCTGCCAAAGCTAACTTAAGCTATTATTCATATCTTCGCACTCATAACGTTTTAAGAACTCTGTCTGATCATCATTACTTTAATAAATATCAATCCTTTTTTTCAGATGTAGAATCACGGTTCAGACAAAAGATAAAACTGTTTTTGTCCTGGCCATCATTCTCCGCATCTTTTTTATCTGATAAGCTTTTTCAAAAGCAACACCATAAAACAAATGTTATCTTAAGGATTTTAATATGGCTCTTTTTGTTTTTAATAGCTTATGTTCTTGAAAACTTTATGGATTTTTATTTTAAAGATTCATTGATTGATTTTTTCAAAAATCATTTACCCCCAACACTTCTGCAATTATTGTAACTGTCAATGCAATAATCACAGACGGAATATTAACGTCAAATTCTTTTTCGATTATCAGCGATAATATATGAACAGCAGATGCAATCATAGTCACATCAATTATCCATTTTGTAAATCGCATTCTGTTTTAAATTGCCACCCCTTTCCTTTCTTATCTTTCGTATCTTTTTAAGATTCATAAATTAACTTGTCAAGTTAATTACTTTGCAAAAAAAATTTCTTCAGGATTCTTTATATTCAATGTAATAATCATTTTTTCTGCTTCTTCTGTTGTAACCACAGCTTTTTTCATTTTTCGTATAAAAGTAGACTGTGCCATTTCTATTTTTTTGCAAAATTCCTCTTGGGTCATTCCGTTCTTTACTATTTCTGCTTTTAACAAATTAACATTTACCACTTTATCACCTCCGTTTTTAACTTGTTGGGTTAATTATACACCATTATTTTTAACTTGTCAAGTCATTTTTAAAAAAAAACTTTTTATTTCTTGACTTTTTTATCTTGCCGTGTTAGAATTGACTTGTGAGGTGATAGTATGACTTTAGGACAAAAGCTAAAATCCAAAAGAGAAGAATTAGGTTTAACGCAAGGATACATTGCAAAAAAAGTAGGAGTTGCTACTCAGACAATATTTAAGTATGAAAACGAAATCGTTACCAATATTCCTTTAGACAGACTGGAATTATTGGCTGATGCTCTAAACGTAACCCCCGCATACTTAATGGGATGGGAAGAAACAACAATCAAAAAGAATGACACCATTACTGATATCATTCTTCAGATTCGTTCCGATGAGGAACTGTTAGAACTTGTTAAAGGAATATGTAATCTTCCTGAAGAACAACGTTCTGCTGTTCAGACTTTTTTGTCTGCTTTTAATAAAAGCATATAAATTAAATTAATCAGCTCCATATCCTCACTCTCTTTCAATATTCTTGTAATTTCTTTGATTAGCATTTTCTTTTCCATTTTGCTTTCTCTCCTTTTTTTGTATTTGTCTTAAGAATATAATAATTGAAAGCAAATGAAAAGTACAGATGCAAAATAAGAATGCAAATTGAATAAATGCGTAAAAAATACAGATTTCTAACATTAAAGAAACAAATGTTTGATAGAAAGGAATTATTAATATGTCATCATTTACTATAACACTAATCATAACAATTGTTATGGTTATTTGTATAAGCATTATTGTTGTATCAAACATAAAATCTAAATTAGAAAAAAAATTTAATTCCGAAAAAGATTATATTGAATCTACGTGTAACAGTTCTGTTCAAAAAGCTCAAAAAAATTGTCAACAGAAAATATTGGAATACCAAAAAGAAATGGAACAGCATTTGGAAAATTACAACAAAATTCACGACATGTTAAAACAATTAGAATCAAATCTTACTGCAATTCCATACATGGCAGGAATGATTGCTGACATTGAAACTTATGGTTTAGAAAAATTAGCTTTAGGATTGTCTTGGGGATATGCTCAAAAAAGATTAGACAAGGTTAAATCAATTCGCGAAATTCGTGCCGATGCACAAGCTATGGTGGAAAGAAATAAATATTCTCATTATCAACTAAATTACTTGTTAGATCTTTTTCCCAGTTTAAAAGATATAGTCGAATGTGATTATAATGATTTACCAAAGATAGAAGTTAGTGAACTTTCTGATTATGATTATTCTCGTAATTATTTATCAAAAGAAGAGTATGAAAGCTTATCTTCTGTTGAACGAAATCAACTTGCTTTAGATAGATATTTATCTTCGCATTCTAAAACCAAATGGCAAATTGGTCGCGACTATGAACAATACGTTGGATACAAATTTCGTAAAATCGGATATCATGTTGATGATTGTGGTTCATATTTAGGATTAAAAGATTTAGGTCGTGACATTATTGCAAAAAGAGGAAATTCAACACTTATAGTACAATGTAAATACTGGAGCAATATTAAACAAATACATGAAAAGCACATAACTCAATTATACGGAACTACAATTAGTTATTGTATCGAAAAACAAATAGACAAATCAAAAGTAACCGGCGTTCTAGTAACAAATATTCGACTTTCGGAAACCGCAAAAAAAATTGCAGATTATTTAGGAATAGAATACGTAGAAAATTATCCTATGGGACCTTATCCATGTATCAAATGTAATATAGGACATGATGGATTTGGAGAAACAAAAATATACCATTTACCTTTTGACCAAAAATACGACGAAACCAAAATAAATAAAAAAGGTGAATTTTATGCAATGACTGTTGCCGAAGCTGAAAATGCAGGATTTAGACGAAGTTATAAATGGTATGGACATTGAACAATGAAAGGATTGCTTTGTAATGGCTGAATTAAAATGTTAAAAAAAAGAAAAAATACAATTATTTAAAATAATGCACCCACAACATGGTTGGTTGAGATGTTGACCTTTTGTTGAGATTGAACGAAACTATATAAGACCAAATGGAACATTTTAAAAAAATATTGACAACCCATATAAGATGTGGTATAATCGCAGTGTAGTGAAGCATATTATATAATGTGTAATGAATTAAATTGCTTTGCACGCTCTTTATGAGCTTTGGTTATGGGTGTGTAACGAATAGCCATGCCCTCCCTTCTTGTGGGGACGTTAAATATACACAGGAGTTGACCTGATTGAGGTAGGGAAATCAATCTGCTATTCAGCAAAGTGGTAAGGCGTAGTTAATTCTATCCTTGCCACTTTATTTTTTTACAAAGGATATAATTATGATAGATTTACAAAACTTACAAAACGCATACGAATTAAATTTATGTAACAGAGCATTTCATTATAAATTATCTAACAATACAGATATTGATATTGTTTTTTATAAAGAAAATTTATGTCATCTTTTAGGTCTTCAACATATTTTTGGTAACGACAGGCATTATTTAGGCAAATCAGGATATGAACAAATAAAAAATAATCTGCTTACAACTAAAGACTTAAAAAAACATAACGAAAAACAATATAATTTTATTAAAATAAAACTTAAACATTTTAACGAAATAATCGAGTTAATGAAAAATTGCAGCATTGTTAGATTTTATCCTGACAGATGCTTTCCTCATACACGCATTGAGGCAGATTTTTTGCTTTACAAAGATAACCAAAGATATATGTTACACCTTTTTGCTGTCCGGGAACACAACACAAAACAATACTCTCCCAGGTCTTTTATTGTAAAAACAAATGGCGACAAAAATTATACACAATTTACGGACAATCAGGAATATAAAAAAATTATTGAACGTAATATTATAGAAAGGAATGATTAAACATGAAACGACGTCCCGATGGCAGGTGGGTAAAAACTGTTACCATCAACAAAAAAAGAGTTTATTTCTATAGCACAGAAAAGACAGAACGTTTGGCAGAAAAGGATATCTCCCGACAAATGCTTGCTTATTCTGATGCAGACAAAAAGGGCAAGCTTTTCAGTCAGGTTGCAGAAGAATGGGAAGAAGAACATTTTGAAACATTGGAACATTATACCTCAAGACGCTATAAAACGCTCTTGTCCCACGTTTCCGATTTCTTTGAAGGTTACTATATCAAAAATATTTCTGCCGAAGAGATAGAACGATTTTTAAATACTTTAGTTACAAAAAAATATTCTACTAAAACAATCAAAGACCAGACTTCGGTCCTTAAAATGGTTTTTCGTTATGCTTTTATAAATGAATATATTACTTCTAATCCAACATTATACATTAAACCACCAAAAGGAAAGGCATCCGTTAAAAGAGAAGCAATAACAGAAGAAGAAATGAAGATAGTAAAAAAAAGTACAGATTGTACTTTTGGATTGTTAGCATACTTCTTAATGTATACCGGGTTAAGAAAAGGCGAAGTGCTCGCCCTTCAATGGAAAGATATTGACTTTGACAAAAAAGAAATACATATTACAAAATCTGTTTGTCACCATAATAATGTACCTCATATAAAAACACCTAAAACAGAATCAGGGAACAGAACAATCATGTTGCTTGATTGCTTAAGCGATAAACTAAAAGAAATTGAGAAACAACTACCAAATGATTATATTTTTTCAGGTTCTGATACTCCGCTTACAAATTCGCAGTTTCAATGCAGATGGGAAAAATATCAAAAGGAAAGCGGTTTAAAAATAACTGCACACCAATTAAGGCATACTTTTGCCACTATATTATTTGAAGCAAATATAGACGTTAAAGATGCTCAAAACATTATGGGACATTCAGATATATCAGTCACCCAAAACATCTATACACACATAAGAAGTAAACGTATGCAAGACACCACAAATAAGCTTAATAATTTCGTTTCGTTGTCATAA